GTCTTTATATATTCCGCCCTTGTAATTTGAGAATCCCCAAGAGTTAAGAAAGAATCCAGAAGAAGTATCAGCATAGAGAATTATCGGCAGTGTATTCTTTTGATACTGAGTGGTAAAACTTCTAGCAACTTTAAAATCGTTTGTCCAAGAACTAACTTGACCATACTTCCCTTTTGACTTGTAAGTAAAAGATGCGGGTACGGGTTCATTCCAATCGTATGCTGACCTATTACCGGTAACATCATCCGGCAGTTGCTCTAGTGCTTGGGGTGCGTTCCGCTTCAACCATTTATATGATACCCTCATGCCTCTCATGACCTGTGTACCTTCAACTCGCGCAAAAGTAGTCGGATAATCTCCAGATGCTATGATCTGCTTAATTGCAGCAACTGATTCTGCGTCAAGTGGGGAATCTCCTTTTTTGATCATGTAGCTTGAAGCTGAGAAATGTCTGTGCAGTTGCTGATACAGTTTTTTCTCTATCTCAGTGTCAGGCTCGTCAATTAGCTCTAAACCCTTTGCTGCCGTTGGCCAAGCGTACTTGCCGAGAATACCCTCTTCCTTCAGCAGCTCCCTTATGTACTCGCGCAGTAGTTTCATTAGTTTGTCCTCACGAATATTAGCTGGCCTGAGCTAGCACCGAACTGTTGCCCTAAAGAACTCCACACACGTCCCGCATCGGCTGAGGTAGAACCTGCAGAATCGCATGCGTCTGATCCAATAAACACACCACCGCTAGACCTTGCGTATTGAATTGCTTGATCAATGGCTGCCTGATATATCAATCTACCGAAACCTTTCCCTCTGTCAGCTTCGTTGGGGATCCAGACGTTATTTGTTACGTACATCTTTGGCGACCAACTCCACTTGCTTGTCGCCTCGTGCTGTTCTTTGGCTGCAAGGTACTCCGGAGATTGTTCAAGTTCCATAACATTTTCTTGACAGTTCGAGTACCTTCGAGTTGAGTTGACCTCTGCATACCCTACCATTCTACCGTCTACACTGAGATTGACCCTAAAGTAATCATCGTTTGAACCCCTGTGCAGAGAAACAGAACTGGATTCCTCGGTCAGTAACTCTCTTATGTATTCGCGTAGTAGATTCATTTTATATCAATCATCCCCATCTCTTTGAGCTTGTCGATAACTGGTGTTCCGGCTTTTCTGTACATCCTACTCAAGGAAGAATCTTCATACCTGAGCGCGTCGTCGTCATCCATCACTGATTCACTCTCACAGTTGTCCTGCTCATCCGGGGTTAGCTTGTTGAACATGTCGTCCAATTGAGTCTTAAAAACATCTGGTCTCCTATTGTCATAGTACTGCCAGACGGCGCGAGCTTCCCTACTGACTGACAACCTGTCTGGAATTAGCCCACCAGAATATTCGATCGCGATATCATAAAGTAGTGGACCGTATCCACCCTGCGCCTCTGTTTGAGTTATTATCATTCCTCCTAGGCATGGACCGTGCATTGTAGCATTCGGCTGTCTCCAAGACACACTTCCATAGTGCATTTCATTGTTCCGGATATACACAACTCCGCCGTTACCGTGATCTTTCAGAGTGATCCACATGCCCTCGTTCTTGGCGATCTTTATGTACTTCTCAATACTTTGGTGGATAGCAGATTCAGTCAGCATCTCTCTTATATACTCGCGTAACAACCTCATGTAAACCTCAGTACGGACAGTGGCGGCAACCGGAATTACAGCACCAGCCCCTCTCCCACAAATATTGCTCAGTCATGACTTGGTGCCCAGTATCCGGATCAATATAATAATGTTTCCCGTCTAGTACAGCTTGATCGTGCAATTCTTTAAAATTTCTCATCAGCTAGGATTTCCTAAAATAATCTTTGTCGAAGATTTGCCACCGAATTTCTTAGTGTACCAACCCCTCACACTTTTGAAAAGCGGAGGAGCGTTTGGATCAGGATGCTCTCCATGAAAAATATAGTCGTCACCCGAAAGAAGCTGAGCAACTTTTGATTCATCTTCTACAGCAATAGCCCCTCTTTTCAGCATAGCGTAAGCCGGCTTTCCAGAAACTTCTCCCCACCAATTTCCAATTCCCGCTATAGAACCTCCAGCGCGTAGTTGAGCTGATTTGCTTTTGTACTCGGCAGAAGCGGCAGGAGAACCGTCATTTGCTGCGGCTCCCATCTTTACACCGGCGATGTCTGGTTTACCCATTATCGCGACATCTATATCTGGATCATCATCAATGTCTTTAACGACCCAATAGGTGTATCTTTCTAAACTGTCTGGAGAAGATATTTTGAAGTGACCGCCAATAGGTTCATAAGTCTGCTGAACAAGATCAAATAGATTTTGCTTTACTAATTCTCTTCTGGGATCTCCCGCGGCAAGCAGAGTCCATTGATTTTCTGGAACTACTCCGCCAGCTTCAATTAGCGATTCTCTAATAATTCTTCTAAGCTGTCTTTTCGTGATTTTCACTCGTTTTTCCTTTAACGCAAGTTTATCGCTGTCATCTGCCATGTATCACTTGGTCGACCGTACATATCAGATTTCTCTGCGAATTCTGCTTTATTGTTACGACCGCTTGGGAACAAATAAACATTACCTCCGCCTGTCTCAACTATCCATGACTGACCTGAAAATGGAGAATCTGTGCCGGTGTAAGGATTAACAGATTTAATCTCTTCAGGCTGAACTCCTGCCGTAATGTCTAGTATGTCATGCATTCTTCTCGTGTTAAGTTTCGGTTGTGCCTTTGGTTTCCCACCGCCGATATACATTGTCTTATGGCTTTTCCAAGAACCACCGCCTGATCGTTTAAACCCATATTGTTTGAGAGTAACCTTAGAACCTGCTGGAAGTGAGCGAATCATATTTTCAAACGCAGGACCTTTTTTAGCATAATCAGCAGCTGCGTCCTGAGTAATATCAAGGCCCATCATTGGCTTAATACCGGCGTAAGCGACTTTTCCGTCAACATCAACTCGGTTGCCTGGAGTCTTGGCCCAATTGATTATTTCATCAACTTGGTTACCAGGCTGCTCAAGTAAAATGCTCTCTCTGATTATTTTTCTAAGTTGTCGCTTAGTGATTTTCATTTATCTACTCCCGTAGTATTTTCCAGCAAACGCGCCTTTAAGTTTTCTCGGATCGAGCTTCTTACCTCGACCGCTATCACTTGGTGCTTGCATTTTGGGCAAACCAGCATCCATCTGTGCCTCGTTGTATCCCATCATGTAATCTTCATCAGGAAACTGTGGACGTATTCCAGCTAATGAATCCTCTCTGCCCTGGTCATACATGGATACTTCTTCCATGGCTTCTCGGATAATTCTTCTTAGTTGCCGTTTGGTGATTTTCATTTTGCTTTCCTTAATTCCGGCCGGCAGCCCCAAGGAATAATAACTTAAGTCTAAAAGACCACCATTAGCCATGCGGACATCCGGAACATCATCAAAAGTCTTACCTTCTTCAGCCGCCTTTATTTTTGCGGCGTCTACTGTATCGGCTAATCGATTGACTTCGCCGTATTCGCCCCATATATCTTCCTCTTCATATAGACCAGTGTTAAGCCTGTTTTGAATGAAACTTGCTGTTTCGTATGCGTCGTTTCTTAGTTGGTTGAAGGTCATTTGTGCGGCCATTTGATCTCGTTCTTTCCGACGCCGATCATACTTTCCTTCTGATACTAGGGTGGCTTTCTCTTCTCGAATGATTCTTCTTAGTTGTGTTTTTGTGATTTTCATCTTCTTGGTAACCTCGTGTTTTGTGGTGGTTCTCCCGGGCCGAGATAAACCACGTCTAGCTCGGGCATTTCGCCGGGTTCATCAGCCAGCGCTAACCTGTAGTCAAAGTACTTGCGAGTCGCTTTGCCCCGGTCTACATAATCAACCTCGCCGGTCATCGGGCTGACCCCTATTACAACTACAGGCTTTCCGTTTAAAGATAAATTATCACCTGGCTGTAATTGTCTAAATTGTTCAGGCGTAGTAAGAGATTCAGAAGTCTTTAATTTAGTAGCCAACGCTCTTTTTGCAGCTAACTCTTTTTCCTTCCTAACTTGGAACGATGACTTACGCCCGCCAGTCAATTCAGGAACTTCTGTGGACAGGGCTTCTCTAATAACTCTTCTTAGTTGTCGCTTTGTGACTTTCACTTTGGTCTCCTTAAATCTATTTCAGTTTGGACTTCAGCCCACTGTTCCTCCGTGACTTCTTTGTAAACCTTAACCGCCGTTACGGTCACAGAACCAAATGCTGCTACTTCTTTTTCGTGGCTGTGCTTACTTAGCTTTCCATATTTATATAGTTCGCTGAAATCTAAGAAATCATTTTGACTAGCGTCAGCGTACAGGATCACACCAGCGTTACCACCCCAGAGGTCGGCATTCTTTTTCGCAAATCTAGTACACACCCTATCGCTGTCTGTTGACCATGAAGACACTTTGTTGCCGGACTTAGGGGAATATTCAAATGGGGGAATGGAGACCTTCTGGGTCATTGCCTCGAACTTCTGAAATGCATGTGTACGGCCTGTTGCACTCTCAAGTGGCAAGTCATCAAAGCCAGGTATGAGACTCCTGGCTTCTTCTAGGCTCATTCTGGTTCCTCTGCAAACTTCACCTGCTGAATGCCTGATAAATACATCGTTATAGTCAGGGTCGTCCATGAATCGCAGTATATAAGGACCAAGTTCTCCCAGTTCTTTTGAGGATACATCACCGACAAATAAGTGGTGTGTGATCGCACGTTTCAGGCTGGTCTCTAACTCAGTATCCGGTTCATCTCCAGCGTGGCGAGAACCTTCAGGGGCAGATTGAGAGAACACTTGTTTGCCGAGCTCACCCTTCTCTTTCAGCAACTCCCTTACGTACTCTTCCATAAGGCCCATACTTTTATACCAACTGTGAAGCTCTTCGTTCGCATCTTCGCCTGTCCATGTTTTGTCAATTCCATTCATATAACCACGAGACTTAGAAGTCCCGTCTTGGTGAGTATTTTTCTTGTTAGCTTTGATACTGAACTCGAGCATCGACTTCACATAGTGACGAACTAGAGATTCATTCTTTTTAGCAGTTTTCTTCTTTAACTTTTCCAGGTGATCAGACCATATCTTATATGCCGCGTTTAAATTTTTCTTTTTCTCTGGATCTTTAGTTCTTTCTTTGGCGACTTTAGCGCGCTGCTTCATGACTAGGGTTGCCTGAACTTTGTGGGCGTGAGTTCTCTTTGCCTTATTGACCGTAGCTACTCCCTTTCTAGCGGTAGCAGCATCTTTAAAACCAAGACCCCTTATGGTTCCCTCTTCTCTCTCATTGGTGTAGAGATCGGAATGATTAGGGCTACCTGTGTGCTGGCCCTTTTTTCTTGGTTTTCTTTTTTCGGCCACTTTCTTCTCACATCATCGCTGCAGCCATAGCATTATTAGCTTTCTTCTTAGAAGCATAACAAGCTCTAGCTTTCATTTTAATCTTGCCTGACTTTGTTCTCTTAACACTGCCGGCTTTTTTTCCTTTATACAATTTAGGATTATTCTCTTTGTCTTTCTTCGTGACTTTGTCGTCAACGTAGGCACAATACTGGTTCCCGCGTTTTCTGACATCTTCCTCAATAACTTCGCGAATAATTTTTCTGAGCTCTGCTTCGGTTATCTTACCTTCGTTTGCTGGAAAAAGAGTTCTCATCATGGTTCCAAAAAAACCTGGAAACACCACTTTGCTTAGCGCAAAAAGAGCATCGCCATTGTTGACCATTAAAACTTCTTCCCAGTTAGAAGGAACATCTTTCTCATAACCGTCTTTTATTAACTTTTCAATCTTTTTCCTGAGTTTATCTGTAAGTTTAGCTCGTTCCGCTGTCGTTCCCTTAAAAGAGCCTTTTACAATATCAGCTCTAGTAATCGGATCACTTCTCCTTCGCCTTTCCCGAGGAGAAGCAGATGGCTCATCTCGAGAATCCATGCTGTCCCGAACTGATTTTTGTATCATATTACGCATGGCCATGTTTTCTCGGATAATTCTTCTAAGTCTTTTCTTGGTAATTTTCATTTTTTCTTCTTTGCTTTAGACTTCTTAACGACGGCCCATGGTTTAGATGGTGTTGCTGCGTTGACTCGGGCATGAGCCCATTGGTGCTGGCTCATGCCTTTCCTAGAACCTGACGTAGCCCAAGCAGCTAGTCCCTTCCGATACTCTGCGTAAACCGAACCCGGAGTCAAACCACGTTTTTCAGCTTTCTTTTTTAAGGTAGCCTTTGTCGTGTCTGACAGTTTTCCGGAGGAAGACTTTTTCTTCGCTTTCTTTCTTTTCTTTTTCTCTTCAATTATTTCTTCGTGAAGCATTTCACGAATATAATCCCTGAGGACTGACTCTTTTTTAGTATCTTTACGAGGGGTGTTTTTGAAATTTGGATCATCGGCAGCTTGTTTTTCCATTCTTGCTCTCCTGTCATACGCTCTCTGAATGCGCTTAGGATCTCCGCTGGCTAAATCAGCTTTCGTAGCATCTAATTTTTTAGCCCTCTTGCTTCCTCGAGAAGCGCTATAATGAGGGTCGTGAGTCTTAGTAGACTCTCCAACAATCTCTTTTGCCTTTTCTTTAGACATTTTGACTGGATGCTCTTTGTCTCCAATTTTAACTTTATCTTTTCCATCTAAAGCAGCTTGAGCTACCTTGTAAGTAAAAGCATCTTCATCGACTTCGGCTTCAGACTTCAGAGCCTTTTCATCTTTTTGTTCGTAAATTTTAACTACCAGCTTCGTTTTTCCACGAAGCAAGCGGTGGTATTGTTCGGCCGGGATATGAAAACGATCACCCTCTCGTAAAAGAACGGGCAATCTATTATCTCTTTGGAACTTCCAACCAGAGCCGGAAATCACTTCAACGATTCTGTCGTTTTTATCTCTATGCCAAATAAGTTCATCTTGATGAGTGTCGCTACTGAACTCTCTAAGCAGAACGTTTTTCATAATTGTTTTTTGTTTAAAAGGATAATTCATATTTACCACCAACCCGGAATATTTCTTCCGAACATCTTAGTTAAACGACACGACCAGTACCCTGGCGCTGTCTTGTCTGTTTTATCAGCGCAGTTGTGTCTATCGCCGAAATTCTTTCTTCTTTTTTTAGCTTCATCGCTATCACCCATCGCGGTCGACATATCTGAACCAAATGTTACTGGTTTGACTTTTCCAGTTTTTGGATCTCTTACATAGACTTTCGCTTTCCCTCCACCGGCACGCTGAGCTCCTTTAGCTCCTAAGGTCACTTCACGACCCTTATATTTTGCTTCAATGAGGACAGGAAAATCTAGAGGGACTAGTTGTCCTTCGTAGTATCCAAACTTTCCTAAATCGTGTTCGACTACAAAATTGTAATCTTGTTCGTTTAAATCTATCAAACCTTGTTCGTAGTAGAAGCGGGCTTCATTAAAAATAGAGAAGAACTTTTTAGAGCCTGGGCGGAAAACATTTTCTGATATTGGTATTTTATTCCTGTAGTGAAATATAAAATCTTCTGAGCAAGATTCTAGAACTAACCTTTTTTTAGATTCATTTATCTTCATTAAGAAACTCTCCTAAACTATCTTAATACAGGATCTTGCTTTGTAGACTTGAGTTTGGGAAGAAAATCTTTCTTTAGTTTAAGAAGCTTTTCAAACTTGACTTTTTGTCTAGCATCTGTGTACAAGACCTGCGGTTTTCTATACTCTCCATTAATTAAAAGATCATCAAAATTATAAAATTTTGTCTTAGTTGGTTTAGGACCCGATCCCATTAATAATAGAGAAAAAATCAATAGTAAGAAAATCTCTTTTTGCAAACTCGTACCATCCTACATCAATACTTGAATAAGTATTATGCAGAGTGACAAAATTATACACAGAATAGTCTTTAAGGTAAACATGGTCTCTCCGAGAAGTAACCAAGTCATAATCGGGAAAGCTAAATAAGATATGCCGTATCCGATAAGCCTCACTGACCAAGCGGAAGCAAAGTGAGCATATAGAAATTTAGCTCCATAGTATCCACAAATTGATATCGGAATAGAAAGAATAATGCAGATAAGAAAAGTGTCGTAATTCTTGAAATATTCAGAAAACTGGCCATTGGCACTGACCCAAGCCATCACTTGCAGTATTAAGATTAGTAAAGCACCGTATAGTAAATTCATTAACCACTCTCAGATAGCTCTTCCTCAGGGACAGACTCTATTCTGCCATCAAAAATGACGTTATAAAAAATTCCGGCAAACGTCTTTATTCCAGAGACTACCACTCCAATTCGACCTCGAAGATCAACTACGATGTCTTTTTCTTTGAACTTCATCTTAATATATGGGTCGAACTCTCTATTTGAGAAGAGTTTGATTGAATTATAAATTCAGATTTGTTTCTAAACTCTTTTAAATTTAAAGAACCTGAATATGAACAAGCACTAGAAAGTTGCTTCTTCATCAAAGATATAATATCAATAATACTGCCTTTGTAAGGAATAGTAGTAGAAACTCCCTCTACAGAGTTGTGACTTCCCTTCCAGTCTCTTTGAGCTTCAATAGAAGCCATTCCTCTGTATACCTTATATTTTTTACCATCAGATGAAGCAAAAACCTCGCCAGGAGATTCATCGGTCCCAGCGAACATTGAACCGCACATAATTAAATCAGCGCCTCCAGCGATCGCCTTTGCCACATCTCCCGTTGTTCTCATACCACCATCTGCAATTATCAAAGAGTCCCTATCAGTCTTGGAGCAGTCAATTACACTTTGTAAGGTTGGAACTCCGTGACCAGTTTGAATCCTTGTAGAACAAATAGAACCACCGCCGATACCCACTCTAATACTGTCAGCTCCCCAGTCTGATAAATCATTGAAACCTTCTAAGGTTGCAACGTTGCCAGCCATTATGTGAACAGATTTTCCAAACTTACTTCTCAGCTTTCCTAAAGCATCTTTCATTAGGATGTGGTGACCGTGAGCGACATCGACGCAAAAATATCTAATCCCTACTTCGTATAACGCCGAAGCGCGATCTATGAAATCTCCCGAAACTCCAATTGCGGTAGCCGGAAAAGCTCCTTTGGAGATAGAGTTTTTAGCTAATAGAACTTGCTCTTCTATCGTGTTGTATCGATGAATAACTCCCATGCCTCCGCAATTAAACATCTCTACAGCCATATCTACTTCCGTGACGGTGTCCATCGGGCTAGAGATAAATGGACAACTCAATCCCAAAGAAGGAACGGAAAGATCAATCTCTTTCCTAGATTGGATTTCAGAATATTTCGGAACTAGCAAAACATCATCAAATGTTATTGTTTCTCTCATTTTTTAACTCTTTCGTACTCTGAAGCTACACAGTATTTGTACATTTTGTCTCCCGAAAGGACATCGACTACCATTTTAATTTCAGCATACTTAGCCGCTTTTTTCAACCATGGCTTTAAATCATATAAGATATCAGAGATATTTTTCTCGTATGGCCCTTTTGTAACTATCCCTACAGAACCGACTTCCATTTCATTATAAAAAGTGCTAGAATCTTCTCTAACTCTTTTTACGATATCATTCTTTTTTATCAGCATGAGTCTTTCATTAGAGAATATAATGTCTCTCTGGAATTTGTAACGGCGGCGATGTTCTCTAAAACCTTCTCCAAGAGTTCCCTATCATCTGAAAAGATGCGATGAGCCCAATACCTATAAACAGAAACTTCATAGATCTCATCGGGTTTCTTGAACCTCTGTATCTCTTTTATCCACTCTATGATGTCTTCCTTAGATTCACTCTTCAATATAGCAGGGCATTTTCCCGAAGGGACTAGAACTCTGCTTTTAGTAAATTCAAAAAAATTTTCCATTACTTTTTCTTACCTTTTCTTAAAAGCCTCTTTCTCTTTCTAGTTTTCAAAGACTTTATTTTAGATTTTTCTTCTTTTTCTTTTTGGCTAGTTTGGTTTCTACTTAACTTAATTTTTGACACTTTTTTGATAATCCTATTCTTCCTAAGCTGAGATAGTTTATCTATAGTCAAAACACCGTTCAAATGATCAATCTCGTGTTGGATACAAGCAGCGGTTAATCCAGAGAATTTTTTGTTATATTCTTCTCCGTCTAAATTTTTCCAAAAAACTTCAATCTCGGAAAACCTCTCCACTTCTACAGACAACCAAGGAAGGGAAAAACAAGACTCTGGAGATTTATTTTTACTAGACAGGAAATTAAAAGTAGGATTGATCATCAGTAAAGATTCTGAGCATCCTTCTTTTTCTGATAAGATCTTCTCATTTATCACGATTACATTAACATTGAATCCAATTTGAGGAGCTGAAAGGCCGTATCCACCAGATACGTTAAAAGTGTCTAACAAATCTTTAGCAATTTCTATGTCTGAATCGAAATTAAAATCTCGAGAAACGCAATTGAGTTTTTTATCTGGCCACTCTAAAATTCTTCTATAAACCATATTAAACCTTTGAAACTCTCCACGAGAGATAGCAAACACACGCAGTAGCAAAATTTAAAAAAGCTAAGTCCTTACTGATGAAATAAAAGCTATAAACACAAAAAACTATATTTAAGACTGAGCAAGGCAACATAGTTTTGTTTAGAAAATTCATCAAGTTTCAGTCTTCTTCCTAGTTCTTCGCCTAGTAGTTTTAGGTTTAGTAACCGGTTTCTTCTCAGGTTTAACTTCCGCTTCAGACTCTGCTTCGGGCTCAACTTTTTTAGTTTTTCTGGAAACCTTAGGTTTTTCCGGTTTCTTAATTTCTTCTACTTTTCTCTCTTCTGCAATAGGTTCATCGGGAAAATATTTTTCTTTAGGAACAGTGAGATTTTTACTGATGCAATACTCCCTTAATTCCTCGTCTGAAGTTACTCCAATTTCCTTGAAAAACTTTTCCAGTTTAATATTTCCTCTAGCAATAAACCTTTCGAATGAATACATTTTTTCTCCTTAAATCATCGATTCTTCTTCTAAGTATGAAGCAACACACTCTTGGAATCTTGGATCTCGAGCGACTTTCATGATGTCTGTATCATCCATGTCATACAGTTCACAAACTCCGACAGCCATTTTCTTCATAGCTTCTAGTAAAATATTTCTAGCCGCAGAATGTTTCATCTTAAAACCACGGCTAGTCATTTCTTCTGCAATGTCTTTATAACTCATGCCTCCTGTTTTAATAACAGTAGCATATCCGTTTTCCGACTTGTAACCTTTAGGCATACTCATTTAGCGTCCCTCCTAATTTCCTTTACTTCATCTTTAGATAAAGAAAAATCTTGTTTATCGTTTTCGTTAGACTCTCCAATACCAAACCTCAAACGAATAATGTTTTCCTCTCGGCTTGTTAGAGTCTTTAAGGCAGTTCTCATGACTCCTTTTATTTTTACAGAATCCAAAACGTCTTCTACAGAAGTTGAACGCTCGTCGGGAATGATTTCAGCTATCTTTCTACCGGCACCACCTGACCTATCTCTTACGCTAGCGTCTAGCGACATTTGAGTTGAGCATTTTATCATAGACATAAGAGTGCTGGTAGGAATTCCGAGGGCTTCCGAAACTTCATCGTAAGAAGGCTTCTGACCAAATTCATCTTCGAAGTCTCTTACCATCTCGTTCATCTTCCACAAAAGATTTCTAGTGTGAGCTGGCAACTTAATATCAGAAGCGTGGCTAGCTACGTGAGTTCTAACTGACTGTTTAATCCACCAGTAAGCGTATGTACTAAACTTGAAACCTTTTCTCCAGTCAAACCTGTCAACAGCTTTGATTAAACCCATGTTAGATTCTTGAATCAAGTCTTCTAAAGAACATCCTTTCTGCTGGTATTTTTTAGCAATAGAGATAGCCAATCTAAGATTAGATTGAATCATCTCATTTTTAGCTCTTGAATCTCCAGCTTCAATTCTTTTAGCTAAATCAATCTCTTGTTCTCTGGTGAGAAGGGGATATTTGCCAACTTTGACGAAGTATGTTTGTAACGCTTCTGACATCTTTTTTCCTTGCTCCTTTTTTATTTTATTATACCATATAGAAAATTAATTTGCACTACTTTCTAAAAAAATTTTCGTGTGCTCTTTTTCTCCTTTGCCTTTGATCTACTTCTCTCTGGATGTAACAGATTTCTCGTTCTATAATCTTAGAAGACTTATCATCTTTTTTGGATCTAGATAACCTGAGATTTTTGTTTAGTCTATCGCTAAGAGATCTTATTTCATCATCACTCTTGTGAGCTAATTCCTCCCAATTGACGTTGATAATAACGATGGGATCGTTTCTCCGATCCTTCTTTTCTGGCTTTCTACTATTTCTGCTATTTTTCAAGATTCTTCTCCTGGTTTTTAACAACTGCCGCGCAACCGACAGAGAGCAAGTTTAAAGCTGCGCTTGTAGCATTTTCAAGCGCGCTGATAGATACCTTAACTGGATCAATAATACCTTCTTTCATAATATTTGAAATTTTTCCAGTACTTGCATCGTATCCAAAATTGTTTTTTGAAGACTTTAATTTCTCTAAGATAACTTCTGGTACATCACCAGCGTTTTTAGAAATCTGATAAACTGGCATCTTAAGAGCTTGTGAAAGTATTTGATAACCTATGTCTTTCTTTTTGGAAATACTTTCGGAAATTCTAAACATAGCTGTTCCGCCTCCTGGGATTATTCCATCTTCTAGCGCAACTCGTGTTGCATTCACAGCGTCATCTACTCTGTCTCTCCTTTCGTTAACCTCACTTTCCGTCGAGCCCCCTACATAAATTACAGCAACTCCACTAGTCATTCTCTTTCTTCTACGATCTAAAACATTTCTTTCATCTATAGAAACATTCGGTTCATCAGCCCTCAATGTGATAGAAGAAATTCTCTGACTAACTAGCTCTTCATTGGAATCGCAATCTACAAAAACGCTCTTATCTTTGTATGCTTTGAAGTTCTTGCAACTTCCCAACCTATCGAACAAAGATCCTTTCGGCCAATCCTCAGTATTCTCGTGGATCAACTGAGCTCCTAAAACAGCTGCTAGATCTTCCAACGCTTGTTCCCTGGCAATACCAAACTCCGGAGGCCTTAAAACGCAACATTTGAGATTTCCTTTAGATTTATTAAGAATCAAACCTTGAAGCGCCTCTCCGGAAACGTCGTTTGCTATAATAACCAGAGGTCGGTCTTTTCTGACGACTTCTTCTAAGACAGGCATGATACTCTTCATGTTTGTGATATTTTGGTTAGTCAAAAGAATAAAAGGGTTTTTGAAATCTACAGACTGCTTAGATTGATTATTTACAAAATAAGGAGAAATATAACCTCTATCGATTTGATATCCGTCAACTAGAACCAATTCAGTGTTGTATCCCTTAGAATTCTCTACGGAAACATAGCCATGAACACCGACTTTACTAACTGCTTCAGAGATGATCTCTCCTAAAGATTCTTCTCCGTTCGCAGAAATAGTGGCCACGTTCTTTAAATCTTTCTCGTTCCTAATATCAACCGCTGATTCCTTGAGCAAATTTATAGAAAAATCCTTAGCCTCTAAAAGAGACTCTCTTAGATCTCTTATGTTTCCACCGGTCGAAAGGTACTTTATTCCCTGTTCAAATATGGCTTGCGCCAAAACGGTTGACGTAGTCGTACCATCTCCCGCTATTTCGGCAGTTTGCCTCGCTGCTTCTTTCACAACTTGAGCGCCGAGGTTTTCAAATCTATCAACTAAATTGATAGCTTCCGCTACAGTAACACCGTCTTTAGTTAATATAGGAGGAGCATCTTCAACTTCTATCAAAACGTTTTGACCGCGGGGTCCCATTGTTATCTTCACAGCGTTAGAGAGTTTTCCTACACCATCTAAAAGAGAAGATCTTAATTCATCTGAATATCTTAAAATTCTTTTTTGCATTTTAACCTTTTAAAATTTTTGGCTTACTAGCACTTTCTATAATGTGGGCCGGAAGATTTTGAACCTGCCTCTTAGAACCCGTGATAGAGTTCTCAGCAATGAATAAATCTCCAAACTTATAAACCACTTCTTGTTCGTTTATCACCTTGCTAGCCCTTAAAAAGGCTTGCGCTTCTTTACTTAAAACTACCTTCATTAGAAATTCCCTCAAAAGTCTTCACATATTTAAGCCATGATTTCTCGTTGACCATACTGTTGAAATTAAGTTCGGAAAACCTTTCTCTGACTGTTTCAAAATCTCGATTAGAATCTCCAATAATAATACTTGAAACATCTTGGGGGTTTCTAAAACTTATTAAAAGTCTATTCCTTTCATACGTTTCCCTATTAGAGTCTCTCTTTTCAAGAAACTCTTTCAAAGCCGAATCATTGAGTGCTAGCTTTGCAGCAGTTTTATCACCAACCTTCGGTATCCCAGGAATATTGTCTGAGCTATCTCCTCTTAGAGATTTCCAAGTCAAGTAATCATATTCTGGAGCTTCTCTCATTTTCTTTGTAATGGGATTATATAACTCGCAATTTTCATGTTCTTGAAGCAGTTGTATGAAATCGGTATCAGAAGATACTACTACGCAGTTGTCTTTTAGGTGCTTTTCTAAAACCAAGTAAGCTATTAAATCATCTGCTTCCAAATTCAAATCTCTACACACAATAATCGGGAAAAAAGAGTCAACGATATTTTCTATGATCCTCTTTTGGGAAAAGAAATTATCATCATGTTCTCTTACTCTATTTTGCTTATAGCCTGGGAGAATTTCCATTCTATCGCCGGGAGCACCATCCCTAACGAAGTAGCAGATATCGGGATTAAATTTTTCTACCAAAGGCCTTAAACTCCTAAAGAAGGAATACACAATAGCAGCGTCTCCTTCTCTTGCATATTTTGCAGAGTATCTAGCCCTATAGATTAAATTATTAGCGTCTAAGAGAAGTACTTTCTTCAAGTGGGTTCACTTCCATGTTGTTTTTGGCCATTTCAAATGTTTGTTTACAATCAAGCAGCATGGCATTTACGGCCTGAGTAACATGTTCATGAAGATTTTTTTCTAGTTCTTCCATGCCGGAAAACATTTTACACTTTTCTTCATTATACTTCAACTTCTGAGATTTAATTTGATCAGCTTCTTGAGAATACACTTCTAGAATATATTCGGTCTTCTGACCTTCTGTAAGAGTTTCTTTCATAGTTTTTTCAAGAATCCTAGCCGAAAATATGCTTCCTGATTTTTCAAAAAACAGAAAGACATAATCTCCAACTTTTTTACCTTTATTTGCTTTCAACTATTTTCTCCAGTTTAAAAGAGTATTGTTTTTCTTTCCTACCCCAATTTATAATTCTTTCTATAGCTTTTTTCTTTTGATACGGCCTTTTTTTAGAATCAGAAACCACTTCTTTAGCTCTTTTGATAATTTCTTGATTTTTATCAATGACTTCCCCAAACAAAGGAGTACATTTAAGCATCGCGCTCGACTTCTTCATCCTAGACTTTCCTCTCGACCCAGAGGCTGGTGGATGGAAATCTTCTATGCACAATCCCTTAAAATACAAGACAGCTGCATTCTCGAAATCTCTGTCTACCAACATATATAGAAAATCTAGATTTCCTTTCTTTTCAAGGGTTGCATAGTCACACTGAAGAGCCCACGTTTTATTGCTGTGGGGTGAAGTTAGTTTGCATTCTAATTCTCTGTTTATTTCTCCGATGACAATATCAGGTTGCCCAGATCTTCCATCGTTAACGACATTAGAATATACTTTTGAAAGCTCTTTAGAGAATTCTCTCTCTTGTATAGATGACATCAAGATGTTTCTTCTGCCAATGTCCGACTTTATATCTAGACCCTCAGATTCATAAAGAGCGGATAGTTTTTGATTAAAGTCGTGCATCTTGCTTAGAGCACGACCGGCCATTTCTTCTGTTATGTATAATCCATCCATACGTAAATTATACACTGAAAATTAACGAATTACATGAATTAGTTCAAGTTTTCTCTTACTTTTTTGGAAATTTCCTGCCCCTTTCTGGTAGCTACTGCCAGGGGTTCTAACCCTAGAGCAATTCTTACTTTATCGAAAGTTTGAGGATCGAGGTTGTTTTTTAAGGTAGACATGTCAGCGTACTGATGTAAATCCATGTCGTAAATGGGAAGAGGATTGCCATCTTCCCCAGGTTCAAATTCCCCAGTTTCTTGACTTTTGAATATAAATAAAAATTTAGGCATTTCCCTACCAACGGGAACTTGTATAAAGGGAATGTGCGAACTTAGGCCGTCGGCATCTTCCTCATAACATATTTCAGGTACCCAGTTATTACTCATGTCTATCCTTTGTTTTCTCATATTATAAACAAGAATGTCGTTCTGTAATTGTATTTTATCTAAATTGTAGAGTTTTTACTAGTTTCGAAACTTTTTCAACAATGGAGTCAGCTTCGCTGCTTAATCCTGAAAGTTCGTTTCTCATTTGTTCAATCGACTCGTAGGGAGAGAGAACTATGTCGATTACTTCACCGGTATCTTTCTGTATTTCTTGCATTATCTTAATAGCATCTTCCTGAAGGTTGGATTTCAAAGTATTAAAGAGATAATTTTCCATCTCTGTAATGTAGTCTTTCTCTGTAGCTTTATCTCCAAGCCTCTTAAGCTTCGGCAACTTTCTCATCTTTTTGAGAAGATCAGATTCTTTTTCACCTTTTTTCTCTTCTTCTTTTCCGTCTTTAAAAGCAACGGCGATTTCTTCTTTCCCTCTTTGCAGCTCATTATCGAAATCACTGAGGTAGTTTCCTAAATCTATCCCAGCTGATTTTGCCTTATTGACAGCTGTTTCAAGGTTTTGATAGTTTTCGGCAGACATCATAGCTGCTAAAGATTCCAATCTATCTGGGATTCCTTCATCGGTGATCTCTTTTATGGCATCTTCTTTCATGCTTACGAATTCTTTAAAACCCTGCTGTATTTCGCTAGCACTAAAATCTATACCTTGCTTCTTTATCTCTTCCTCTATGTCCGCTGATATGTCTGGATTTTCTCCACCAGCTTCCATAAGGATGTTAATAAAGCCTTTCTTATAAGATTCTCCGAAGAATAGGTTTTTCAAATCAGCCAACGCACCGCGTATCGGGCCTCTTGGTTCTGCGGTCGGCCCAGTAGGTCCGCCGGATCCTGGTTCTTCAGCATCTTTCATAGCGTCTCTCTGTTCTTTGAAGACATCGTTGACGAATTTTCCTGCATCTATACCTTTTTTAACTGCGGCTGCTCCAAGAAAAAGGGTAGGATTCGCCATGAAAGAAATTACAGCAATTTCAGTTTTTATATCTTCAGTGACATTTTTCACGAAATCTGCATGTTCTTTATCAAACTGTTCTCTCTTTTGTTTATAAGCTTCAAGGAGTCTCTTTTTCTTCGTGGTACTGAATGTAAACAATATTCTCATGTTATATAGAACTCCGGAACCTACATCCTTCAGAGCTAGTTTGGCAGCTTTTAAAACGTCTGTGAATGGAGATACAAAGTACTGCATAAACTCATCGTTGGAAAGATATATTCCATACTGAGAAGATTCGTTAAGAGATTCTTCAACGAAGACTTTGATGTACTTTTCTTTTAATTTACTCATGATTATCCTCTAACCTTAATTCTATTCCTGTCTCCCTATAGTAAATATCAATCATCTCTCTTTCGAAACTGTTCAAGCTTTGTTTTTTAGTTTTAGGATCTCTAGTGCTAAAGTTTTTTCGCATTTTTGATGGTAGTGATTTCAACATTATTTTCTTAAAATCCATCCAATCGTGGTTTTCTTCTAAGATCATAAAAGCTACTTTCATATATTTTTTATATTCTTCCACTTAAACCTTCCTAAAGATTCTTAAATCCTTTACTTCATTCTGAATCACGTAAGATCTGCAATCATCTAGAATGATGTGATTTCTCTTAGATATTGTATTTTTTGTCAAACAATTTTCTAGAAATTCAAAAAATTGCTTCTTTTTTTCTTTCTTCATTTCAGAAAGAAAAGAATCTAAACTCAGCAAATTTTCTTCTAAAAACAGAAAGTCTTGCTCTTTACTGTCCCAAGAAAAAGCAAAAGGGTTTTTAGTAATCAGAAATTGACCATATTCAAAATCTTCTATATTTTCAAAAAATTCTAAACAAAAACGACGAGTCAGTAAAGAACTATAAGAGTCTATACCTATTATTTGGACGATTTTTTTGTTTTTGTTTAATTTGATCTTAGAGTAGACTGAGCTAGGATTTGAGGTTTTTATATCAAAAGAAAAAAACAAAGCCCTAACTACTTTTAAAAAATTTAAATCTGGGTTGCTAATCCTTTCTCTAAGGTTTCTATCGGAAAAAAAAGATGATCCATATGAGTCATACCCAAAATAGACTGTATCACCTTTTATCTCGTGAAGAACATCTTCTTTAGAGAGAGAATCCAAAACCTGCGCAACGGATAATTTATTCTTGTTTTCCATTTATTTTTTGAGCAGCTCTAAGCTGAACTCTCAAGTGTTTCAGTAGTCCATTATAACTAGATCTAACTTCCGATCCCTTGAAGCAAGAATCTCTAGAAGATTTAGCATCTTCTATTCTTTTTTCTATATCTGAAATAGAAATCTGAGAACCGAAAGAAACAACTTTCCCATTTAGACACCTGTGGTTGTTTTTGGAATTTTCCAGAAAAATCATTAATTCCTTGCTTTTTTCCGAAACTTCTCCTACGACAATTGGAGCGTTGCCAGGAGTTTTCATAGGTTGAAATTCCGTGTCTTCTTTCTCTTTCGGTTTTTGGACATCATCTGGAACTGGAGCGTCTTCGACGTCTCCGGCTTTGTTCATTATAGTTGCAAAACCAGCCATCATAGAAAAAAGCTCCTGCTTTTCCTCTACGCTTAGATTATCAAAATATTTTAAAAGACCTTTTTTAACTTTATCGTCTTTTAAGCTAGCGCCAGATCTTAAAGCGTTCAACTGAGAAACTATATCTTTAAACTGAATGTTCTTAGGCATCTCTTCAGGTATTTCATAAGAAAACTTTTTATCTTCCTTCTTATCTTTTTTAACTAAGCCTAGTTTTTTATCATCTTCGCTTTCGTCATCTTCCTCGTCTACTTCGGATTTTGAAGATACTTTTTTTCTAACATCTTCGTCTTCTATTTCGTCAGATATTGAATCTTGTCTTTCCTTCTCTTCCTCAGCAGGATCTTTGACTTGATCCATGATAGATCCTAAAGCTTCATTGACTGCGTCTTTTATTGTTTTATCATCAATCATCTAATAGTTCCTCTTCATTTAAAGACAATTCTAAAATATAAGTATCTGAGTTAAACTTAAAACAATCTATAGATTCAACTGTTTCGGAATTTATAGATATGCCTAAATCGCTGCTATTTATTTCAAATTTAGAATCGAAAAGAGATCTAAGAACATCTCTACTGATAGCTAAACTAAGCCTGGAGATCTTTCTAGAAACTGGAAACATCGAAAGAGATTCAAGACTGCACTCGTGTTGGACTTCTTCGAACCTTATAGAGAAATCCATCGAATTATTTGTAGTCTTGAGCCTATCTTTTAGAGAATCTGATATTATCTCGTTTTCTGGATTAGAAAGTATTCTTTGAAACTCTTGATTTGCGAAATTACTCACTTTGAAAACTCGCAGTTACGTCAAAATAAATGTTGTCTATCTCTAGAAAAAATTTATTAAAGTAGTGGTTACCTAATCCAGAGTGAGGAATTTTTATTTCTACCTCATCTTTTTCGAAACTGTAACCTAGGGATATTCTCATGGCATGTTGTTGTTCTAAATCGAAAACATATTCGCAGAATGAGTGCATTGAAATCCTAGAAGAAAAAGAAAAACTCTTAGAAGCAAAGCCTCCAGAATCTAACCACCCTGAATTTCCATTAACGCTACATGGAGATTTACTTTGTAATTTTTCTCTAGGTAAGAAAGATGGGTTGTTTGCTTCTCGGATAAAGCTTTCTTTCATTAAAGTTTTTAAGTTCATCTTATCCCTGCTTTTTGGGCAGACTTTTGAAAATCTTCGGCGTCGTCAATAGCAGCGTAGGTTATATCCATTTTATCTTTAGTTGATTTTTTACTCCAAGCGTCTTTGACAGCTCCTAAGAAATCAACGTTTTTCATAAAATCCTTCTGATATTTTTCCGTATTAGATCTTATGTAAGAGATAGCTTTCTTAACAAGGTTGTCAGATTCTTCAAAATTCATGTCTGGTTCTATCTTGTTAAGTTTAATCCTGATTTTTCTTTCGTTAGCTGGAGAGTTTCCAATCAACTGATTAAAAACTGTAGTCTCTAGTTGCACCGGAAATCCTAAGGTTGATATTTCTTTTTTAGCGTCTCTATCTCTTTGGTTTCTCAGAGGTTTCAAGGCAGGTTCTAAAAATCCCATGTTGAAAAAGCTAAGGAAAGCCGAATTAGTAAGAGTGTAATCAGACTTCTTTAGAGCTTCAGCTTCTTCAGGTGATATAGACTCAGTTGCCGCTAAAGCTCCAACCCAGATGTCCCTAGCGTACTTCTTAGCTTTATCTACTTCGCCCTTTGGCAACTGCTGAACTGCAGCCATTTTCTTACCAGCTCTTCCGAGATATTGCTTAACTCCTGATTCTCCAGAAACTCCTGGAATGAGGCCAGACTTAGCTAAATCAGAGAGAGAAGCTTCTCCAGAAGATTTAGAAGATTTAAATTTTTGGTCATCTTCGCCAGAGTCTTCGGGTTCTTCTACAGAATATCCAGATCTAAATTCTTCAGGCATATCACTATCGTCAGGAAAATCTTCAAAATTACCAAAATCGTCTGAATAAGCTTCAGTAACCGTGTCTGGCTCTCCGCCAGACTTCATGATGTCTTTGATTTGAGCGTATATATCCGCGACTTCTTGATTACCCATCAACTCTGACAAAGCTTTGACAGCGGCAGCTAAATCGGATGGCGTCTTTGGAACGTATTCATCATCTTCAACAGGGGGACGAGTCATTATAGAGTTTAAACCCATAGAGCTGTCGGGTTGAAGAGGTAACTCTTTCGGTAATTCAGGTTTAGGATCTTCTTTCTTGCTCTGATGATGAGCAAACTGGCCAGCCCTAAAACTCTCTTCAGATCTTATGTTGTAATGAGTTTCAAACAGTATATTGTTTATAATTTTTCTAACGTTGTTGTATTTCATGGTATCCACCTCAAGATTAATTATCGTGATTGATTAAAACAATTCCACTAATTGGATATTTTATTTGCAACGTAACCAGCGCCTAGACTGATTAGGGCGCCGACTACGAATCCTCCGACGAACCACCACTCGGTTGCTGCTTGTTTTCTTTCTAATTCCTTGGTAGATAAATCTATCTGACTTCGAAGGAATTCGTTCTGAGATTTATATACGGATATTTCAAAGTTGTTTGCAATCTTTAGTTTCTCTATAGACAGATCAAAATTAGCTTTTTGTAACTCCCTATCTTTTTTCAACTTCAACTCGCATTGTTCATTAGCTGACTTGATTTGAATAACAGTTTCGGCTACAGCTTCTTTATTCAATAAGGTTCCGGAAAATGGGGCAGGATCTCCCTTATTGATAGTTTTCATAACTGCTTCCTGAGCGAAGCAGGTATTAACTAAAAAAATTAGAGACAAAAATAAGCAAAATATTTTATTAATCATATCTGAAATAATATTTCATTAATGAAAAAGTTTAGGATTATTAGTCTATATTTTTTATTCCAGTAACGTCAGAAAGCAAATTTGTAGCTTCTTCTGCATCTCCGGAGTCTAAGGCTTTTTCTATTTTTTTCTTAACTTCGTTTTTTATAGACTTCTCTTGTTTAGAAAATCTTTCTTTTATTTCATCAAGCTTCGCTGCGTGTTCTTTTTCTGCTTCTAGAGTTTTATCTCTTGCTTCAAGGTTAGATTCACTTATGCTATCGATCGCTTCTAGGCCAGAATCAGTAGACTTTTTTATTATTTCTCCAGTTCTTTCTCTTCTAGATATTAAAAAAACTCCTAAAATAGTGACAGCTATCCCTAGTAAGAATTTCCAAGTTTTCTTAAAAAAATCAATAACTTCCATTTTATCCCTTATTTGCTAACTTACCATGCTTCCACTGAACAGCTAAATCTACCAAAGCTTGAGATCCAATGTACGCTAAAGTAACTGCGACCCAGTCACCACTAGTGACAGTTCCTACGAAGCACAGACTAGTTGCTGTTATCCACGCTAAAAATTTTCTTGATATAAATCTTTCTAAATGCTTATCTGCGAAAGCTTTTGCAGCTTGACTCATTATTACCTCCTTGCGGTTATTAGTAATTATGAATTAGCTGATTTTTTTGCTTTAATCTTGCTTTTTCCAGGGAGAGCCTGAAACTATTTCGTCAAAAATGTCGATAGACTCTATGTCTGTCAACCTTTTGAGCTCTTTATTCTTTTTCTGCTCTTTTAATTTTTGAACTAATTTTTCTAGGTAAGGGTCTTTATCGATTAAGCTAGTCACTAATCCTGAAATTATTTCCTGCATTGATAGCTTATTCTTGAAAGCAAGTATTCTAAGTTCAGCATGAATACTTTCGTTAAGGTTGATATGTACAGATTTTCTATTCAACCTCCGGCATCTCCACCGCCGGCCCCGACAGCAATAGGGGTTGGAATCTCTTTTCTGTCTTGTTCTTTTTCGAAATCATTTCGAGTATCGACGTTAAACCTCGTTTTCATGATGTCTAGAAAATTAGATTCTGTATCTTCGTCGTATTTACTAAGAAGGTAATCTCTTGCTTTAGACATGATAATCTCTTCTATATCTAAAAGAACGTCTGCATTTTTTATGATTCTTGCAGTTTCGGAAGCAAACTTTTCAATATCGATTTGAGGATCTGATTCTTCTAAGAGAACGGACTTGAGGGAATAAGATTCCTTCTGGACCGCGGCTGATTTTAAGGCGTCAGTTTCAATGTCAACGAATAAAGCATTTAGAGAATCATCTAAACTTTTGTTTAACTCTATTTCTTCATCTTTATCTACTTTGACTTCCTTTGAATCATCTTCAGATTCTTCAGATTCTTCTTCAGACTCTTCTCCCGTATCTTCGGTTTCTTCTTCATCATCTTCAGCCTCAGCTAGCATTCGGCTCGATTTCTTTAAACCAGCAGCTAATTCTAAAAATTCCTTAATATCATCTCTCTTCATTGTGATTTTCCTTGCTTAGCTTTGGACATAGATTCAACTTTCTTAATTCTCTCTTCTATACGAGACCATCGAAGTTCTTTCATCATCGCAAAAGTGTAAGACTTTTTGTCGCCTAAATAATCCCTAAAATACGCATGTTCCCAGCAATCTAAAACTATAACGGGATAACTAGCGAAAGGAACATGTTCGCTGTGTAAATCTACTACAACATTCATGTAACGGTTTAGGAAAAAGTTATAAACAGTTACCGCCCACCCATTTCTAGAGCTTAAAGCGCAAGCGATGAAATCTTTCTGCCAAGCGTCAAAAGAGCCAAAGTCTCTCTCTAATCTCATGAAAGCTATAGAGTCCATATTGATTACGGAATTTTGATCTCCGATATTTTCAAAATAATAAGCGTGTAAGAAAGACGCATTCAAATTATAAACTTCGTCTTCCTTAAGAGATCTAAGCTTCGAATTATTGATGTCGGCTAACTCTCTCTCAGCCGTGTCAAGAAAAGCTGAAACTTCATTAAGTTTCTTAACATGATCTTCTAAGATTTGTTGGTGACTATCCCTAGTTTTTTGACTTAGAAGTTCTGTAGAAACTTCGTACTTTTTGCTTTGAGTAACATAAGCCTCGTCTATATTATTTTTAAGAGACTTTTCTATTTCTGCTAAAACTTTTTTACTTAAATCTTTCATCAGTCAACCTCATAATTTTTTTCAAAATCTTCTTTATCTATAGAAAATTCAGAGTCATTCATATCCGGCATCTCAGCCATTTCTTCTTCTCTTCCAGTTATCACTTTTTTAGAAGAAGGAGCTGACTTAATCCTAGGAGAATCAGGAGTCCTTAAAACAATCGACAATTTACCATCTCCATCGACAACCTTTTTAATGGTATACTCAAAACCGGAGTCTTTATGCCTCACTTTAAGGTCAGGCTCTAAAACTACTCTTCCCTTCTTATCTAAGGCAGCTGTTTCGCTTAAGATAGAGATTGCTTTCAACCTATCCTCGTATTCTTTCAACAAAAGAGCTTTTAAAAAAGTTTCTGGTCTATTCATTTTAAGTCCTCATCGTTATCTAAGTATTTTCTAAAACTTATTCCTGCTTTTTCTAAAATAGATAATCCCGTTCTGTCTCTGTAATCTTCTAGATACACCAACTCCGAAATCCCTGCATTTACTATTGCTTTTGCGCACATTCTACAGGGACTTAAAGTTAGGTACATAACTTTCTTCTTGGGGTTATTATAGTCCATTTTTAGTAAACAGTTTATCTCTGCGTGAATAAAACCCGAGTGACCTGGAGTTTCTGACTCTACTTCGTTAGGCCCGCCAGCATAATTGCCGTTATATCCAACCGAAAGAACTTGAGTATTGTCAGACGTTACAACAAGCGCTCCGACTTGGTATCTGGGATCATAAGATCTTTTAGAGATAGATTTAGCAACTTCCGCCCAAACTTTGTCCCAGGAGGGACGGTGGTCATTATTCATTTTAATCTTTTAGCAATCCTGCATTTTTTTGCCAAGTTTCAAACAAATTGTTTGAAGGAGAAAACTTTTCATTTAATCTTTTGTAGACAAACCTTCTAATTTCAGATTTAGTTATCTTTCTTTGCTTGCTCTCTTTGGTTTGCGCTAAAACTTGAGCCGCTAAGTCGGGAATCATTTTTTGAAGTGAATCAAAGTTCTTTTTAGCAAACCTCTTAGATTTAATCAAAGTATCTTCATGCGCTCCTCGCCAGTCTTTTACGGCTTTAGCAACTGCTCTCTGAACTGCCGCTTTTCCTTTATCGATACCGGTAAAAATTCCATCCTTAAGCTCTTGACTTCTGTTTTTTCTCCTTAGGGTATCTTGGCTAGATTTAGAAAGAGAAGATTCCCAATCTGAAAGAGCTTTAGAAACAGCATCTTTCGGAGACATCGGCTTAGACTTTACAGCTGCTGCGGCAGCCTTAATTTCTTTAGCGGGATCAGATTCTGTCTCAGGATTTTCCGGTGGAGCCTCAACTCCCTTTTCTTCTCCCTTTTCTTCTCCCTTTTCTTCCGATTCACCTTCGCCTTTCTTCTCATCACCCTTAGCATCGTCTCCTCCCTTCGAAGCTTCTACAGCATCAGATTGAATCGACTTGATAGCATCGGTAGGAACTTGAGCTTTTTCAGCGGTAGCAGCGGTTTTTTGTGAAGCATCTCGAAGTTGTTTAAGCTGTCCATAAGTTAAGGCCATGAAATCATCAGCTAGTTTATCAGCTGGAAAATCTTCAACAGCTTCAGCTCCCGGGATTTCTGCAATTTTAGATTTACCCAATAAGCTACCTAATTTAGCCATGAACCCCTTAGGTTTAGAACCTTTGAAAGCTTTGGAAACTCCAGATTTTAAGTCGTCGGCAGTCAATCCATGCTTATCTTTATCTAAAGAATCCAGGGAAACATCATCACCAATATCTTTTCCGTCTAGTTTTTAAGAATCAACTCTAATGCATTTTTAAGAGTGGAGGATGCTGTGTTAGACTTATTTTGAAGATCTATAACAGACTGAAGAGCTCTTGCAGTGTCTATCTTTTTACCAAAAAAGCTTTGAACTTGCTTAAGCATACCATCCGGATCTTCTAAGTCTAGTTTTGAAACAAGCTGATCGGCTTTCTTCAAGACACCTTTTAAATTGGTAAAATAGTCAGTCAAGGAAGATAACTTCAAGTTGCCAGCAACTTTTAAATTTTGATCAACGGCAGAAGTAGCTGACTGAACAGCTGTTCGAAGTTTCTCTATGTCCGCATCTTCTAAATCTTCCATCAATAAACCGTAAACCGAGCGGTTCTTCATGGAATACTCTAAAAGATTTTTGTCGCTAGATATCTTTAGCGCAATTTCGTATAAATTTTCGGAATTTTTTTTCATGCTATCCTCCGCATACATTAATTATGAAGTTTCTTCTTGTTTTTCTGGTTCTAAGGTAAATAAATCATCGATGTGTTGATCTTTCTTTAGGGTGAAACCAGCAGCTTTTCTATGACCACCTCCGCCAAACTTCTTAGCAAATTCACTCACATCAACATTATCGTGAAAAGAACGCAGACTAACTTTAGTGAGACCGGCGTCATGATCAAAATACCAGATAACAGCAAAATCGCAATCAGGGGACAATCTAGAACCTATTTCAGACATCCAATGAGATGCGTTTACTATCATAACCTTTTTATCTTCAAAGTAACGGACAACTGCTTTTTCGCAAACTTTCTTAATAACAGTTTTAGAATAAGCTAAGATGTAACTACCTCTCTTGACAGCGTCGTCAAATACTGAATCATCTTCAAATTTCTCAAACTCTTCGAATTCAAAAGGTACCATGTCAAAAGCAGCGCTGAACTCTTTTGAGTAATCGAGTTCCCACGTCCACAAATCTCTATCCATTATATACCTGATGAATTTTGGTGGTTCTTTTCCGGGGTGAAAAAATTCCCAAGCTAACATAGCGCCTGATTTCGTCATATCAAAATGTGTATTAGATATGTCGTGCAATTCTACCATAGCTGACTTATGATGATCAATGACTATCAAATCTTCAGCTTCTTCAATCATTTGCTTAGTAGTTGCATTGTTAAAAGAAAAATCTAATATAGCTACAACTTTGCCGTCTACATCCGGAGGAGTTTGACCATGCTTACATGCATAATACTCAGCTCTATTTCCAAGTAATTTCCAAGCAGAATATGCTGCACCAAAACCATCCGTGCAATCTGCATGATAAATTACGCAATTTACTTGACTAGGTTCTACCATTTTCATACTCTTTCAAAATTATCAAATAAACAATTTATATTATAAAAAGCGAATTATAAATATTCATTTTTATTCGTTTATGAAATGGGCAAAGCACCTGGGTTGATAAAGTTCCGAACCACCTACCTCTATTCGATCGTGATCTTTGCCTGAAATTTTCTGTGTAAAGAAAGCATCTTCACCGCATACCGAACATACTGCTGGGCATATTTGTATATTTGTTGCCCATGGTAGCAGCTTATTCATCTCTTGATAAGGTTCTCCGCTAGAGGAAAGCTGAAGGCTTGAGACTAGGACTGTCTTTCCCGACTTATAGATTTTGATCAAAACGTCAGAAACGTTTTCTATCATGAAAGCTTCATCTAGAGCCACTACGTCAACTTCATATTGTTCACTATAAGATTTGAAATACCTGTACAGCTCTAAACTCGAGTTGACTCTGATAATCTTGCTAAAGTTCTCTTTTCCGCTTTTCCACTTAAGGCCAGAGTGAGTCACTACTGAATCTTTGGAATACCTGGTATCTATCGCTGGCTTGAACAAAAGAATATTCTTGTTTTGGTACGCGTACCTCTCTAATGAAGATAAAAGTCTTGTGGTCTTTCCACCAAACATCGGACCAGTAAATATTTCAAATCTAGGATTAATTTGCATTTAAGTTCCACCACTTGATAGTATTATCAAGTCCTTCTTCTAAAGAAACCTTAGAACTAAAACCTAAAACCGCAGTTGATTTTTCTGTATCTGCTTTAGTATCGCGGACATCTCCTTTGCGAGCTGGAGCTTGATTGACATCAAAACTAAATCTTTCTCTAAGGATTTCTAAAATTTGATTGTTACTATAACTCTCTCCGGTGCCGATATTAAAAACGTCTCCTGAAAACTTCTCTTTGCTTAAAGCTGACAAGATGTTAGCTTCTACAACATCATCAATATAAACCATGTCTCGAGTTTGTTCTCCATCTCCGTCGCTCCTCAGTGGAAGAGACTTAGAAAGTTTGTCCATCCAAGCGGATATTGCTGTTGAATATGGGCTATCCCCTAACTGACCTGGGCCGTAAACATTAAAATATCTCAAACAAACGCTATCTAAGCTGTAGAGTTTAGAATAAAGAGAACAGTAATCTTCAACAACTTTTTTCTGTAATGCGTAAGGAGAGGAAGGAGATATATCTCCTGATTCTACAGAAGGAAAATTGCCGACTGGATCTCCGTATATAGCTGAAGAGCTGCTAAAAATAAACCTTTGAACGCTATCTATACAAGAAGTCATAAGGATTATAGTTTTAGTAACGTTCTGTTCTGTAGTTTTAATAGGGTTATTTACCGAATATTCTACGCGAGGCCAAGCAGCAAGATGAAAAACTAAATCATATTTCTTTTCAGCAATTCTAGATAAAACTTGCGGAGATGCAAAGTCTCCCGTTATGACTAAAGTCTTTTCACTATCTTGCAAAGAATCGTAATTAGGAAGTAATTCAGAGGTTACTACCCTCATATCGATACCGGACAAATTACCAATATCCCCGTTAGATAAATCGTCTACAACCTCTACTTCCCAGCCTAAACTGACCAATCTCCTTGTTAAGTTCGAACCGATAAAGCCGCATCCTCCTGTAACTAAAGCTCTCACAATTCCTCCGAAACTTGTTTTATGTTATCTTGCTTAAAATTGGTAAAACCAGAATCATCAAGTTCTCCGTTTAAATACTTTATTACCTCTAAAGTCATATCCCTCGCTGTACAAGTCGGGACGTTTTGAGCTACGTCATTTAATCTTTTTGTCTGCAGATCGAAATCAGATGGTAGCCCCATAAGGTGCATAATTTCCCGGTGGCTCATACCTCTCGGTTGAGTTGGGTGCATAATCATCTGTAGAGTTCTACCCACTATCGCGTTAGTACACTCTTTATAGAAAGCTGGAGAATGATCGAGAAAACTTTTCCCTATAGAAAGCTTGTTTTTTATGTGTTCAAACTTTCTGACTTCTTTGTGATCTGGGTTTTTTTCTTTAAGCCAATGCAAACAATCATCAATTAGTTCATTTCTAACGATAAATTGATGAACTGAATGAGCAGGACCATTTCCGAATCTATCGATAAATCCAGCGTGATCTGTCTGGTATTTTTCTAGCAAAAAATTGTAAGAAGGAAACTTAGAAGATATAGATTCTAAGTTATAGACGTCTTGCTGATTAGATTCGTTCGGAATCTGATCTAAATACTCGAGTAAGTTCTTTCTCTCTCTGTCATAGAAGTTCATTACCGGGGCTGTTTCTGAATCCCAGAAAAAATAAAAAGTCCTCAAACGCTTTTGTGGAATTCCATGTTTGAAGGTTGAAGTCTTGTATATAGAAAAAGAATAACCGTTTTTAGCTGCTATTTCTGAGAGTTGTTCTCTAACATATTGCCCAGACTTCGTGTACAAGGCTGGAGCGTTTTCTCCCCAATAAACTCTTGGTCTTATGTTTTCTAAAACAATCTTAGAAGTTTTCATCATCCAAGCGTTTTTGCTGTTCCTAGTTTCCTGATCTTGGCTTGTGTTTAACTGGCTTAGCCCAGCGCAAGGACATACAGAATTTACGAAATCTAGATTTTCTTCAGGAAGAATACTTTCATCTAAATCTATCCTCTCAACATCAGGCCAATAGTTGGTAAGGTGATTTTCGTTCTGTTCAAAAGCCTTAAAGCTTAAGTGGAATTTTGGTTTATTTTTAGTCGCCTGGCTGCAACCTATCGCAGATCCTCCTATCAAAGGAATCATCGTTGCCCAAGAAATGTCACTCATTTTTTTCTCCTAGTCTTTTTAACTTTGTAACAAGAAAATTCGCGGCGGGCTTTCTTCTCGAAAAAACATAAAGACTGATTAGTAACCTGCTTTATTCCAACAGCCGGAATTTTACCTTGCTCTCTAATTTCCAGATAATCTCCAAAAGCTTTATCGCTCTGAAATAAATGAGACATTAAATCTTTATCGTTAGAAAACTTATTACAATCTTTACCAGTAGCCATGATGTAGTTAAACATTTCTGGCAAAACGTTGTCTGCGTTAAATTCTCTATCTATAAAATTAAAACTAGAATCCCTGTAGAGTTTTTGTTCTGAAGGGCTGTTAGCTATTTCTATGAGTTTATCAGCAGTTTCCCCTAAATCTTCCCTTGAAGACCAAACAGCGAGGTAGTCATTATCAATATATCTGTTTCCATTAGAGTCAAAATTATGTTCTCCATAATGCTTGTCAAAGACGGGAATAGTTCCGCAACCAATTATTTCAATCTGCGTATACTCCATTCTGTCTCCGTAGTTATGGGGTTCTTTTGGAAGTCTGTAAAAAGAACAAGCAAACAAAGATTTAGATATCAACTCCATACCTTCTGCATAGTTGTAAGGTCCAAAAGTCGGAACTCCATCTACGTTCCAGTCGTATCCATTAAAATTTAAGTCATACACAGAATTAGGGTGATCTATAATGTCGTACTTAGCACCAATAGATCTTTCAATCCCGTGAAGAGCAAGCTTAAAAGCTGGGTCTTTCTCTTTCATAGTCGGGTACAGATCTAGAACTCGACGAGGATCTTTCATTGAAGTCCATCGACCAACATACATTAACTTCCGTTCTTTATCGCTTAAACTATATACATCTCTGTAATTTTTCTTAAGCTCAGTTAGATCAATCCACATCTTAAAACGCTTAGTTCTCTCTCCCAAAACCTTGGATGGAAAATAAGAAGAAAACTCACTAGAGAAGAATGTCTTTTCCGAGAAGTTGTATACAATATCACAATAATTTAAAATTGGCAAAATCATTGGAATAGCATCAATATTAGCCTTCTTAATTTCATGCATCATTCCAACTAAAACAGGTTTGTCTATTTTTTTAACCAAATTTTCATAAAAAGCAATAATAGCAGCCGGATCGTGCTTTGAAGAAGGGTAAGAATTAAGGATTACAATGTCATAGTTGCTATTGAGTTTCTCAACTAGAGAAGGGATCTCTGTGTGCTTGAACTCAATTGGATCTATCGGCATAGAGTGTCCTTTTGCTCGAGCGAAACTTCTTCCTTTCATAGAATAAACATGAAACTGAACGTTGTTCCTTTGAGCCCATGTAGCTATCTCTACTGCCCCTCTCTGAACTCCGCAGCCATCTAGTCCCTTACCAAAAATCATCGCAATCTTCATTTATTTTTTCCTCCTGCTTCCAGCACTCTTTCCCTTAGTTGCGTAGTAGAAAAAGAATGTCTTCTCTTATTGTAATGAATAGGACATAGTCCTACGCCTGTGTGGTCAGTACCCTTGTACTCTTCGCCAACAATGCGGATATCTGGATTTATAGTTAAAATCAAATCAACCAAGTCTTGCTCAGATCCGAATGGAATAATTTCATCAACATATTTGCAAGCTGCTAACTGAAGATATCTTTCCATGACGCTCTGGACTGGTTTATTCTTAGTATCTGGGCGATCTATAGTTGGATCAGTTAAGAGTCCAACCACCAGATAATCGCAAAGAGATTTGCTCTCCTGTAACATTACCACATGTCCAGCGTGGAAAAGATCGAAAGTAGAACAAGTAAAACCCACTACTGGATCTTTACCGATTTCGTTGGCCAACTTCTTCTTATCTAAAAACAACTCTTACTTCCCTAAAAATGTCTTGTATTCTTTTTCTCACGATAGGCTTTTGATCTTCATTCTTATACTTTAACATTCTGATATAGTGGATCATTTCACAAAGCAAAAAATATCTTGAAAAATTGCCTCTAAACTTAGTTTCTAGATACGCGAAAAGCCTTTCCTTATCAACCTTACTTTCAAATCCCGAAAAGTTTTCTTCGTAAGAATAGTGAAGAGACTGATAAATTTTTCCAATGTCCATGACCCAAGAGCTGTAAATATTATCCGGACAGTTAGGGTCAATTAGATATACCTTGTCGTCTCTAACAATGCAGTTTTCAAAAGTAAGATCACCGTGAGAAAAGCTAGCTTGACTTTCCATAAAATCTCTAACTTGTTTGCTTTCTAGGAGGCTTATAATCTCTCTTTCATTTTTTACGGCATTAAGAGACATGTGATCTTTAACTCTGTCGACCATTGTTTGCCAGTTACTATTCGGAACTCTGATGTCACTAAAGCGAGCTAACAAATCGACTAGATAATCTATATGTTCCTCATTACAAACTTCGTTCAAACTTTTGCCGTTTAAATACTCCATGTCTAAGGTGTCACCGTAGTAAGTATTGATTTCTGGTACGTGGCAAAGGCTCGCTGCTGAGCTATACCATCTAAATTGCTCGCGAGCATTTTTAGCTTTCTTTATAATTCTGTTTCCTACTTTTTCTACAGAACCCCCAGAACCTCCCTTAAGGACTTCATAATCCAAACTCATAAATTCTTCTGGGCGCATTGCTTTGTCGTCTATATAATAGACTCCAATAGGTTTTCCAAAAATGAGTTCGTGATACTTAACGCCATGTTTATCCATCCAAGATTCTAATACAGGGCGCCTAAGTTGATTAATCAACTCTAAGTCTCCGTTACAAGACACTTGACCGCGCGCGGTGAAATATATGATCTTCCACCCAGATTCGTACATTTTATTAAGCTTGCTAATGATCTTAGTATGGGGAATAGCGTTTTCGTAATCACGGTTGATGTGAGTTGATATCGTATCATCAACATCTACGACTAAAGTCCTAGTTTCTACCATTACTTAGTACCCGTACTTCCAAAACCGCCAGAACCTCTTTCAGTGGTTTCCTCAAAGAGGGTACCCTCTTCAACAACGTCTATAGTCTCGTAAGCGACTGGAACTAAAACGAACTGAATTATCTTTTCTCCAGGTTCTAAGTGAACAGTTTCATTGCCTACATTTGTTAAGTTGATGTGAATCTCTCCCTGATAATCTTCATCTACTACGCAAGCCCCAACATGCAAACTCTTCTTTACAGCCACTCCACTTTTGTTAAAAGCCACCAGCGCATGATTTTCCGGTACATTCGCTTTAATGCCGCTAGGAATTAAACAAGACTTTCCCGGACCAAGAGTCTCGTGAATTCCGCTAGGAATAAAAAAATCAATCCCAGCACTCAAGGGAGTTCCCCTAGTTGGAGTTTTTACTTCTCTTACTTTACTAATTTTCATCTTTAACCTCTTCTATAAAATTTTGCCAAGCACCTAAATAAGCAACTGCGTCAAGCAGGTTGTCCTCTTTAAAGTTATAAGACTGGCGACTTAACTTAAGAGCAACCAAAGCGATATACATATCATGAGCATTAACGTCTTTTCCCGACATTCCTGAGGCTATTTTTGCTGCTCTCTTCATTCCTTCGCTGAAGGGGCCGTATTCACGCTCTTTTTCTTCAGACCTTTTATTGACAATCTCATTAGCTCTTTCTAAAATGCTATCGTTTTTCAACATCTAAAATCTCCTCAGTACAGTTATCAACGTAACCGTAAATTTCTTCCTTTTCTAATTCATAAGAAGGAAAAGAAAATTTTCTATCAATTAAATTCCAATCTACATCCTTACTCAAAATACAAGTTTCTTCAGAAATGTCAATAGGAAAATCAGAATTACTGATTTTTTCTATCATTGGAAAATGCTTTTCATATACATGCAAACTTCCGGCATGGTGAAAGTAACTACCAAGCTCAAGATCTAACCCTATGCTATTTAGTTCATTAAGCATGAGTTGCTGAAATAGAGAAAAAGTAAAAACATCATTACACAGACCGTAAACTAGATCATTAGACCTCATGTTTACTCCTAGGTGAAGTTTATTGTCTCTTACGAAAAACTGTATGTAGTGAGTACATGGATAATCACTTGAGTTCTTGAACTTGTGGTGAGGCTGGTTGATTACAAAAGTTGCTCTTCTTGTATCTCTGTCTTTAATAATCTCGTTCTTAACCCAGTTCCATTGTGGCTTTAGGTAAACTCCATAGTTAGATTCTACTTCACAAAACTCATCTGAAATCATTCTCCAAATTTGAGCTAATTTTCCGATATTGAGAGCAAGAGGGTTGGCAGACAAATACCAGAGCCATTCAGCCAAAGCATACTTTTTGTTAAATTTCCTGCTGGGTATTGTAATGTTTACTCGAGTTGGATCAGAAAGTTCAAAGCTTTCAAAAATAATCTCTTTCTGCTTTGAGTTTCGAGCTTGGACCTCAGGAGCATCCAAAAGTAAGCAACTGTAATGTTGCAATAATTTATTCATTGATTCAAATTTACGCATATTATATTATACCTCAAAAACTTTGATTTTTCTAAATTGAGTTGAAAAACCGAAATCAGACTTATCTAGCTCGGCAACGCAAAGAGAGTATGGGTTAAGAACTGAATCCTCTCTTGTTCCCCAACAGAATATTCTATTCTTTTCTCCGTTAGAGCCAATTGCCTCAAGCAAAAAGTAGGGTTTTCCATTTTTAGTTTTCTTTTTCATAACCTTTACAACAACTAGCCAGTAAAGATTTTTAGCACTCCACTCCTCCATCGGAAGAATAGAAAGTTCTTCAAACCTATCTGATAACTTGCTTGGAATTACATTAGCAACGTTTATAGTTCCGAGCAAAGATTCTTCAAACTCCATGTTATCTTTAATGTTCCAATCATCATTAGGATAACTGAGTGTTAGTTCACTTAGGTTATCTCGACCTTGAAAAGGGTTTTTCTTAGTACTCTTTCTAAGCATGCTCCAATTTTCACTTACACAATCATAAAATTGCTTGTAAGATTCGAAATAGCTTTGCCAGTCTAGAGAATCAAGAGCTCTAATTTTCAAAAGAGATTCAAGAGTTTTCTTATTTAACTTCGAATGTTTCCACTTTCCGTCTTCGTTCCAAAAAAGATCATCGATACTTTGATAAGGGCGATTGGCCAAGATTTCCTCTATAGCCGCCTCGCCGATACCTTTGCAAGAGAAGAAAGACGGCATCAAAACCTTTTCGCTTACTGGAGTCCAGTTCTTACCAGCCTTGTTGATGTCAATCTTAGTAGTCGTATATCCCATCTTTTTAACTTCACTTAAAGCTTTCGAAAGTTTATTAGGATTAGATGAAACAGCTTCAAGATATGCAGTTACCCACTCAGTCTCGTAGTAAGTCATAAGCCAAGCGCAGTAATAAGAATTGATAGCGTAAGAAACCGCATGTGACTTATTGAAACCATAACCAGCAAAATAAAGAATCTTTTCGTAAAGATCTTCAGCAATATGCTTTTGTACTCCGTTAGCAATAGAGCCAGAAATAAACTTTTCTTGCAAAGCCTTTGCTTTTTCAATATTTTCGTTTCCAGAACCAACTGGCTTCATCATCTTTCGCATCGCGTTGCATTCATCTTTAGGAATACCAGCAACTACGTGACACAAGTTCATTACTTGCTCTTGAAAGATAATGCAACCGTAAGTCTCTTTCAAACATTCTTCAATCAAAGGGTGGCCATACACAACGCTTTCAGGATTCTTTTTAGCGCCAATATAAAGCTTGTCAACTTTTGCGCTTAGAGGGCCAGGACGATATATAGAAGTCAAAGTTGCAATATCAACTATTGATTCTGGTTTTGCACGCTTAAACAAGGCCTGAGCACCTCTCTGTGTACATTGAAATATAGCGGCCCATTTACCAGCATGATAAACGTTTTTATAAACTTTTTGATCATCGAAGTCAATAGTGTTAGTAGACATGTTAGAATCAAACCAATCTTTAACTTGACTAAATTCTGGATTTTCAACTCCTTGGCCCTGAAGAATTAACCTAATAGTTTGTTCAATAATTCTTAAAGTTTCTAGACCTAGCAAATCAAACTTGATCCAACCAAAACTCTCTAGATGCTTGTAGTTCATACCTTCAACCCAGGGAGTTTGAGCTTCTCCACGAGCTAAAATTAGTGGCATACGTTCAGCAATTTTTTCAGAAACTATTACACCGCCTGCATGACGACCGAGAGCCTTGTTTTGTTTAAATAGAACCTTTAGAGGATCAAGTATTTCTGGGTATTTTTCTAAATAGTTACGTAAGGATTCCGAATATTTTAGAGCTTCGTCAATATGAATGTCAAAAGAATCTTCAGACTCAGCATCGTTCTTGCGGCCGCGTTTTACATCGACTTCTAGAGGAGCTAGCGCCTTGTTAGCTTCTTCGAAAGGAACTCTGTAAAATCTCGAAACGTCCTTAACTAAAGACTTCAGTTTAAAAGTATTGTAATTAGAAATAGGAATAACATTCAAGTCGCCAAAATTTTCTCGAAGCAAAGATATTAACTCATCTCTATCTCCAACATCAGAATCAATATCTGGCATCTCATTGCGCTCCGGAGAAAGAAACCTTTCGAAAAGCAAACCATTAGAAACTGGATCAACGTCAGTAATACCTAAAACGTAGTTGACTAAACTACCAGCACCTGAGCCGCGGCCTGGTCCGATAAGCATCTTCTCTCTCGCAATATCAAGAATAGCTTTCATGGTGATAAAGTATTCCGAGAAATTTTTACTCTTTATAACTTTAAATTCTGTGCGAAGCCTATCAATATAAACAGGATCTTCGTGAAGACCACGTTCAACTAAGCCTTTCTTGCAAAAATCTAAAAGAGCCTGGTTAGCTGTCTTGCCTTTAGGAATTACGTAAGAAGGAAGCTTCATAGAGCGATCCGGGTGGATTTCCCCAATCTCTTCATGAACTACAGAGTGAGTTCTTTCAATAGCATCAAAAACTTTTTGATCATCGTAAAAAGACATGCCTTTAGTTGTCTCTTTATAAGAATTCCATACTTGCTCTGCGTTCTTTGGGTAAAGCTCACAAGATAAATCTTCCCTAGATTTAGGCAAAGAATCAGGATCGAAATCTTTGAAATTTAGCCAACCTAATTTTTTGTATATCTCTCTTTCTCTCCAATGTTCGGGATGAGCGTAATGAGAATCGCAAGTTACAACTAGCTGATCGGTCAAGTTATGCTCATTAGCAAACTCAATAATAGCCCTGTTGACTAGATGCTGAGCTGGCAACTTGTTAAATTGCAACTCTAGCATGAGGTTTTTGATCCCTACAGCGTCAGAGAGAGCATCATAAGAATTAGATATACCATTTTGAACCTTTCTCATAAGAGAAGGATCGTCTAAAAGATTCTGATTTAAATCATTAAATTCAACTTCTTGTAAATGCTTAAAAACTTCATAACTAAGAGGACCTCCTAAGCAAGCAGTCGAAATCATAATATGATCACCCTCAGCTGCTTCCTTCAGCATTTTGTAATCAACACGAGGAAAACGGTAAAAACCTTCAAGGTAGCCGCGAGAAACTAGATTAAAAAGTCGCTGTAGACCAGTCGAAGTTTTCGGAAGAACAACTAAATGATGACGCCTCTTTACTGGGTCATAAAATTTTGCAGACTTTGACTCTTCTTCATTTTCGATAGTCAAACTGCCTTCGTCTGTTGAAATGTCAACTGTTTCGTCATCGCCATCAACTTTGGCGAAAAGAGGAGTTCTAATCTTTTCTCGTTGTTCTTTAAGCTTGAAGATAGCTTCTTTGTCACCTTTCTTTGCAGCTTTAGCTAGTTCATAATCTAAGTTCCAGATATCCAAATCCGGATGAACGTACATTTCGCAGCCTGGGACAAATTTGAAGTTTCCTCCTCGTTTGCGAATCTTTTCAGCATGTAGAAACGCATGAGCAAAACTGTTCATATGCCCGTGATTTGTCAAACACCAGCTATCCATTCCATTCTGCAACACGAAATCGATATGTTCTTGCGGGTATCCTAAACCATCAAAAGTTGAGAATCCATCATGAGCATGGAGAGAGGTAAAATTCTTTGGAATTTTATTCATTTATTTTCCTGTTGTGGTTGAACTTAATATAAGGTACAGTTCTATTATAAAAGCAAAGGTAGGATTATTCAGCTTTTATTTTAAGTAAAATATCGTCTAGAATGTCTTGGTTTTGTACGCTTATTCCATAATGAGGAAGTACAGAAGCTAAAACTTTTTTCCTCAAAGATAAGTCTTCGTAAGCTTCGCACCATATCCACGGGAGGGATTCTGTGATCTTTTTTAAATCATCCCGGATGCTATCTTGCCGCTTAACATTGTATTTGAGTTCTGTTTCCGGATCTATATCGTTTTCTATTCCTAAAGTATTACAAATCTCTATGAGCAAATCGTAATTTTCTTCAGAGATAGCCGAATTAGCTTTGGAGTAAAGTTCTTCCATCTCTTCAGCATTTTCGTGATCTTGCAATTTATCCGGATGAGTTTTTAAAGCAATTTTCCTAAAAGCTTTTTTTACCCATTTTGGAGCATTAGATTTTATATTTGGCTCTTCCCTCTCTTCTTGAGTCTCTTGACGAAAGTTACTATTTTGAAAATTATTAGAAGTGTTAACTTCCGAAATAGATACATCGTCTTCTTTTTTCTCTCCAGACAGTTCAGAGATTATAAAGTTGATATCTCTATTCCATTCTAGAGAATACTCTTTTAGAGCTTCCTCGCATTCAAAAAGATATGACGTCAACATAGAGAGTTCAGCTTTAGCTTTTCTAAGCTCTCTTAAGTTTTTTCTTTGGCTAATTTTTTCTTTATTTTTCACAAAGATAATTATCGGAAGGTTTGTTAGTTTTCTGAAGTTTTGATTTGATTAATCTCTTCTAGCATTTTGCCAATGTTGGTGTCGAATTCTTTCTCGTAGTTTTCATGAATCGCTAGGATTCCATCTTCAGATTCCTTAAGTTTCATCATCCTCAAGTTGTCGACTATATCGGTACCGGTGAGTATGGCTACTTGAAGAACTTTTGCAACGCTAGCTATTACTTCATCATTAAATCTTAATTCTTTACTCATAATTTACCTCTGAATTTCTGGTACCCAATGTGTTGTTCTACCATCGGGAGTTTTTTCTTTTATGACTTCATTTCCATCAGGATCGATTTTCTGATTATATACTAAAAATCGAGAACTGAAACTTCCTGATTCTCCGTAAAAATCTTTATAAGATTTTATGGTTGCTCCTCCAGTCTTGAAAGACTCTCTCATAACTGACTTTATTGTTTTATTAAGAATTTGTAAATTTGAATCAGATATGTCTGAAACTTTTTTAAATGGGCTTATCCTAGCCAAGTAAAGAGATTCAGCCTTTATATAATTTCCAACCCCGGCAATAACTGATTGATCCATCAAGACTTTCGTAATGTTTTGATCATCTTTTTTTCTTATAGACTTTAAAAAATTTTCGCTAGTGACATCTTCAGCTAGCATATCGGGTCCAAAAGAGGATAATTTACTAGCTAGTTGTTTAGGATCTTGAGACAGTTTTATTGTTCCAAAATTTCTCATGTCATTGAAATAGACTGATTTGCCGTTTTCGAAAGAAAATTTTAACCTAGTATGCTTTGTTTCAATATTTTGCCAAGCTCCAGACATTCCCAAAGTTGACCACATACTACTCTTATCTTCAAAAATAGTGTATATGAACTTACCGTGAACTCCAACTCCCTTAATTTCTAAAGGAAGCTTTTCGTTAAATTCTTTCAATCCCGGGAGTTCCTTTTTTGTGTACCTACCCGAAACTACTTCTACCTTTGTCAGTTTTTCTCCCCCGGTATAATCTCCGAGAAATAAGGCATACCTTCTGCATTCTGGACCTTCAGGCATATTCTTGAATCCTATCAAAATTTTCGTTTAAATAATCATGGTAAAAAACTAAAGCGTGATCATTAGGGACAACTTCTTTCCATTTTCCTTTTATAAAGATTTCATGAGCATCATTCGCATATTTTCCGCAGCCATATAAATCCTTAGCGTTTTCCCAATCTAAGTTAATATAATCAGAGGAAAACTTTTTGAGAGTTTTTACTCTTCTGTTAGCTAACCCAAGAGGCTTTAAGATTGAAAAGAGATCTTCTTCTTTAGAATCTAAAATAGATTTTGGATCAGGATATTTCGAAAAGAAATCGTGTATCATCGGTTCGACTTGCTTTCTAGAAGTTTGATTAAGCATCAAACAAACAACTAGTATCTTCCACTCATTTGGCCAGAATCTTTCTTGCAACAAATCGTACGGAGATTTAGGAGGTATCCATTTATTCATAAATGAATTATAACTTAGGAGAGTAATTTTTCAGGTATTATTTGATGAATTTCATTGCAAACATGACAGCAGCCATAGCGAATTGAACTACTGCAAATATCGTGACTGCTTTAGTTTTAAAAGTTTTAAGAACTTCAACTTCTTCCGTCAAAGTCTTTAATTGGGTTGGGGAGGCAACTTCATCAATTTTTTCTTTCCATTGCCTTAGTTCTGTGACTCTATCTTCTCTATCACGAAGAAGAGCAATGTCTTGTTTTAGGTCTTGCATCTCGTCTTTCAGAGAATCAATGCCAGTTGCTAACGTCTCAAGTTCCTTTAATACCAGTTTTGAATATTCCGCCCATCCATTTTCAGACATTGTCTTCAGCTCCACCACTTATTGTTTCTTTTATTGAAGCCTGAATTTCTCTCAACTCTCGAATGATATCGTCATTCTCTTTACAACTAGGCTTATATTTGTCTAAACATTCATCAAACTGTAACCAGAGAGAAACTAAAGCAGAGCTGACCTTCTTGCCTCTAGCACGAGAAGCCAACTTCTGCCTTAATTCTTCTAAATGGTCGTATTTTCCCATAAACTTAATTATGGAGAAAGATTACATACTACACTCATGACTTCGTGAAAAGCTTGAGAATTAGAAAATAAATCTCTTAATTCAATGCTGTTGTCTACGATGGAAGAATTTTCTATTTTAGAAATTTTCTTTTTTTCAGCTGCTTTTATTTTTCTGTTTAATTGGAGAGATAGTTCTAAAAGTTTTGAACTTTTCCTAGATATAGTAGAAAAAGTAACATCTTGGTTAGTAAAAAAATTAAGGCAAAAGTATCTAACAAATTCAATATCGGAAATCAAATCTGCTACTGAACTACTGCTAATCTCTAAAGAAACTTCTTTATCAGAGATTTGTCTTATTTTGTTGACAAAAATTCCGGAATTTATTAAACTTTCCGCAAAGGATTTTAAGGATTGATTCACGTTAGGGTTGATGCTAGCATACCCCATGTTAGAGTATGATTCTTTTCTTATCTCACTAGAAATTATTTCTAGCGGAATCTTAGCAGTAGCTGAAGAAATTATAATAGAAAGGTTTTCAGCTAAATCTTTTATCTCTTTAGATTCTTTAGAACAGTAGCATATGAAGCCGTGCTCAGCGTTTCTATACATTTTTAATATAGCAGATTCTTCTTTTTCAAAAACAGCCCCACCGATTATGTAAGTCAATTCTCCATTTACCTCAGTTTGTCTCAAAAACTCAGAGTAAGAACGAAAAAAAGATTCATCCTGGGGCATATTTTCAAAATAGGTAACCCACATTATTCAAGCTCAATATCAACGCTGACGTCTACAGTTACCTTTGGTACTCTTAACTGGTTAGCCAGTTTGTGCTTTTTGGCTTCTTGTGCATCTAGAAACCAGTCAGCATGCTTCTTTTTGTCTACTATCTTCATAAAATAGTCATCTTTTTGTCCGCAGTTTCTAGCCATCATCGTATAAATCTTTGTGTTTAATCGATCAGCTTCTTTCGCACCTGCTTTTAGCTCTTCTACCTTGCCGAAGTCCATCGAAGAAACATCGTGGATCATGACTGTGGCATCCGGATCCATAAACCTCAACCCTTCTTCACCGAAAGAGAAAAGAATAGCACCGCAGCTCATAGCTTTTCCTTCTACGATCGTAGCAACCGGCAATTCAGCATGTTTGATTGCTGAAATCATAGACATCAAACTATAAACTTGCCCTCCATAAGAATCAATAACGACAGGAATAACTTTCTGCCCCGTATTATGTGCTCGAGCAACTTCTTGATCAAATTTTCTAGCCGAATCTTCGTCAAACTTATTTACTCTTACGATAACTGGATTGTATCTCATCTCTACCTCTTTTATGAGAGGCGATATTTTAGTAGTCCACTTCATTATTTTCTCCTTATGAACATTTCGAGTAACCGCACGACGTACATGTTACACAACCTTCTTGATAAATTAAGGAATCCTCTGCAGAGCATTCCGGGCATGTTTTGCTTCCACCAGGAACAGTGCCGTCATCGATATATTTTTTCAAAACTCTAGCAACTACCCTAGCGAAAGAGAATAGGTGAGCATCTCTATCCTTTTGAAGCTGCTCAACGATATATTGTATTGGAGCTCCGTGCCTCAAAGCTAAAGAAATCACTCGAGTAAAACCAGCATAGTCTGGATTATCGAATACCTTGACGATGTCTTTAACAACAACTTCGCTTCCATTTTCACCAAAATGTAAATCATACTTTGATGGCATTGTTTTTCTAGATCTTTTAGTAATTTTTCCAGAATCGTAAGAAGAGGGGATTTCTATAAACTCCGATTTTCCTCCTAAAACTTCGTAAGGCTTTCCGTCCATCATCCCTACCAGGATAGTCCAAGCCTCTCCCTTAACCTGAGCCCTGTGTATTTCACACTGCAAATTTTCAGGACGTTTTGGAGCGTTTACTGTATCAAAAGAAGAATCAGAATTTTTGCTATCTGTACTCACCAGTACTCCGGAGCGTGAACCGTCTCTATATACAGTCACACCTTTCAAACCTTGCTTCCAACCTCTCCAGTAAACTTTCTTTACGTCATCTACTGAAACATCGTTTGGAAGGTTGATTGTTTTACTTATCGCATGGCAAACCCAACGCTGAGCCGCGGCCTGGACATCTACTGCTGATTCCCAATCGATTTCATTAGCGGTAGCTAAATGATAAGGGCTATCTGATATTTCCTCTTTTCCGCTAGTATCCATCCACCCTTTAAAGCCATGATGATAGACGGTGAATTCCTGCCACTTATCTCCCAAATCATCAACAAAATCGACTGTAGCACTTGGGTCGCTTGGGTTAACCTTTTTTCTTCTTTTATATTTCAACATAAAAGCCGGCTCAATACCTGAAGTTGTCTGAGTTAACATGGAAACACTTCCACATGGAGCAGTAGTTGTCAAAGCTATGTTTCTTCTGCCATGTTTAGAGTGCAATTCTCTAACCTCTGGACTTGCTTCAAATATCCTCTGAATGAAAGGATGCTCTTTTTCTTTTTCAAAATCGTAAACAGGAAAAGAACCTCTCTCTTTTGCTAAGATGCATGAAGACTTATAAGAAGACAAACAAAGAGTTTTATAAATTTTTTCGGTCTCTGTAACGCTGTTATTACTTCCGTAAGTCAAACCAAGCATAGCTAGAGTATCGCCTAACCCTGTTACTCCCAACCCAGTTCTTCTACCGTTTTGGGCTGCTTCCTTGATTTTCCTCCACAGCTCTAACTCGTTAGCTTTTACTGAGTCAGGCTCTGGATCAGATTTCACTTTCGAAACAATCTTATCAACACATTCCATCTCGAGATCGATAAGATCATCCATCAACCTTTGAGCTTTCTGAGTGTAAGAGTTGAACAGATCATAATCAAAACTACTGTTCTCCGTAAATGGTTCTTTAACAAAGGAAGTCAAATTAAGAAGCAAGAGTCGGCAACTATCATAAGCAGAAAGAGTTATTTCGCTACAAGGGTTTGTGCTGACGGTATGGAAACCATCTTCACTATAAGCTTGAGCTGGCGTATAATTTAAAACATTGTCCCAAAACAAAAGTCCAGGCTCAGCAGACGCATGAGCTGATTCGATTATTTGCTCCCAAAGAACAGAGGCGTCTACTTTTTTAGAAACTAATTTATCACCCTCTCCATCTACAGGATATCTTAGTTCAAAATCTTCGTTATTCTCAACAGCACTCATAAACTCATCGGAAAGTCTAATAGAGATATTTGCGCCAGTCACTTTAGTGAGGTCTCTTTTGATGTTGACAAACGTTTCAATGTCTGGATGATGAACACTGATAGTTAGCATCAAAGCTCCTCGTCGGCCACCTTGAGCCACCTCACGGCAACTATTAGAAAACCTCTCCATGAAAACCCCGATGCCATCAGTAGTTTTAGCAGCATTAGAAGTGCTTAGACCTTGAGGGCGAATCGAAGAAATGTCAAACCCAACTCCGCCGCGGCGTTTCATGATTTGAACTTGCTCTTGATCAGTTTTCAAAATCCCCCCATAAGAATCGTGAGGAGACTCTACTACAAAGCAATTAGATAAAGATTGAATCTGCCCGGTATTACCGATGCCAGACATAGGAGAACCTTGGGGGACTACAAATTTAAAATCCTTGAGTAAGGAATATATTTCCTCTTCGCCCATGGGATTATCATACTTAGATTCAATTCTAGCAAACTCTGCAGCGATTCTTTTGTGCATGTCGTCTGGAGTTTGCTCTAAATAACTTCCGTTTTTCGAAACCAAAGCATACTTGGTCGCAAAGACGCTAGCTGCTAATTCGTCTCCACCAAAATACTTGGTGCTTGCTTTCATAACTTGATCAAAAGTATACATTTTTACCTCTTTAGTTCATCCCACTTTTTCTTTAAGTTTTCCTTCATAGCTTTTTCGTCGCTTTGTACTGCCTCTGATAACGTCTGAATGTCTTCATTTAAAATTTCAAATTTAGACATGCTAGTGTCAATGTGAATCGGAAAAAGAATCCCATCTTTACCAGCCCTGTTTTTAGCAACAAAAAGTCTAGCGTGTCCAGTAGATTTTTCTATAGGTTTTCTAGATAAGGAAACTACAAAATCTGCTACCATCGCTTTTCCGTAAGCTTCGGACATGTTTTCAAGACCGACGATATCAGAATTCGCAGAATCGCGGTTGGCTTGAGAAGCTGTCCAGATTGGTATACTCATTTCCATTGCTAAATTTCTTAACTCTTCGTATATTAGTTTTAGTTCATGCCGCAAAGAATCATATTGTCGCGTCGACCTCATGATATCCGCGTAGTCAATCACGATCACGCTTGGTTTAAAACCTCGCAAAGTCAGTTTATCAATGTGATTCCTAATTGTAATAACCGAAGCCGAATTTGTAGGATACTCCTTGATTATCAAGCGACCTAAATCTTCGTTGCTTTCATAAAAATTAATCACTTTTTCTTTCTGGTTAATGACGTCAGAAGAATTAATTCCACAAAGATTAGAATCATACCTTAAACCAACGGCTTGTTCGGTAAGTTCGAAAGTGTAATGAAGAACATTTTTTCCAGCCCTCATAGCATTAGCGCCCATGGCTACAAGCCAATGAGATTTACCGACACCGGTGTTGGCCGTGACAATTCCAATTTCTCCGCGACCGAGTCCTCCGTTAAGGATGTCAGCTGCATCAAGTTTACTTAGCCCTGTTGGGCAAACTTGACGATTAATTTTTACAAATCTTGCTTCTATATCTTCAAAAAAGTCATGACCGGCGGAATTTGGTAGCCCGATTGAAACAGCATTCTTCATGAGAGATAAAACATTTTCAAACTTATCTTCCGAAATAAGCTCTACAGATTTTTCCAAAGCTTCCTTGAATGCCTGTCTTTTGCAAAAATCTAGTATCTTCTCTTTGACATAAGCAACATCTCCAGGATGCGGATTCTTCTTCATACGATGCAAAAAATCAATAACTTGTGTCTTCAAAAGATCGTCGTTTTCTTCTTGAAAAGACTCTTTAATTATAGAGACAAGCAACTGGTTAGTTGGGAAACACCTGTACCTAAAGTAGTAGTTAAAATACTTCTCACAAAGAAATTTTAGATAGACTAATTCAAAAAAGTCATACCTCATGACTTCCACCATTTGAGCTGCCCACCCGTGGTCAGTCAAGAGACCTTGCAAGATCTTTTCCTGAAATTGTTTGTTATATTTTGAAAACTGACCTGAAGGTACGTTATCTAGAATGCTTGCTTCGTATTCGTTATTTTCCATCACTAGCCTAAATTCCTAACTGCTAAAAAAAATCTTTCTACATCAAAATTCTTAACGCCTATTGCGTTTTGTTCACGAATAAAACCAAGTTTATCCCTTTTTTTATCTTTGCAATTTTCAATATAATTTTCCACTTTATGAATTTGAGAAGCTGACAAGTTTCTAATACCTAAATTCATAAGTCTCCAATTTTTTTTCGGTACCTCTGGATTGCTAGCAATTTCGGAATAAATCTTTAATTTACTGTTAAGATTTTTTTGCTCAGCTAGTCTAATTAGATCGTCTATTAGCAAGCTACTCTCATTAATTTCCGGGAATCTCTTCACCATACTTTTGAAACCAGCTCCTTTTATACCTTGCAAGTTGTCAGATGGATCTCCAACAAAAGATCTTACTAAACAAAAATTTTCTGGATAAACTGAAAATTTCTGCTTCACAGCTTCTTTGTCTACTATCTTCTTCTGGCCAGGCGACCATTGAAGAGTTTTTTCATCTATAAGCTGATATAAATCTTTATCTGAAGATACTACAATTTTGTTTTTATCCCTAAATGAATTCTTGCACATATATCCTATGACATCATCTGCTTCACAGTCAGATATATACAATTGGTTTATTCCAGACTTGTTTAAAAGCTTTATCAAGTTAGCAATCTGCCAATTTCTGTTTTCATAAGTATCTGGTATTTCATCTTCTGAGTAAAACCTGTTTAGTTTTTGCGGTCGTTTCGTGTGTTTATAAGAAGATTGCAGAGCCCTTCTCCTGGGAGATCCTCCACCTTCCCATACAACATATATTGAAGATGGAGAAAATCTCTCAGAAAGAAGCTGAATTGCTTTTAAAAACCCAACCATCCCTCCAATGTGTTCACCATTATTAGAAATGGTTGGGTTTGCTATAAAATGCCTGGTAAACAGGTTTAGAGAGTCTATTATAAGAAGAGGTCTGAAGAATGATTTCACGTATCCAATTCCATAAAAGCTTCGTTATCCAATGAAATAGCTCTTACCTCTTCATACGACTCTGGATCAATATCTACCTCTTCGGGGTTAGACATTTTTCTGACCATAGTTGCTTCTAGCAAGTCGTCAACGTAACTGGTAAACTCGGGATTGCTCCACACTTCACCAAAATCAGACTTGTAGAATTTCTTTTCAGCTAGAACTTCTCCAGTTTTTTGATTGTGAACCATTAGAGTCTTCCACGCACCGGTACCAGCAAGCTCAATCTTATTATCCCCAACTGTAGCAGCGCCAGCTTTTCTAAGTTCGTCAAAAACTTGTTCATGCTCCATAATTCCTTTTCCAAAATGAATTTCGAAATTAACAGTCCTAAATGGCGGAGCAACTTTGTTTTTAATAGTCTTTGCAGACACATTGATTCCAATTACTTCTTTCTTCTTGTTTTCAATCTTTTGGCCAGCGCCAAGTTTGATCCTGACAGAAGAATGAAATGGAATCGCTTTGCCTCCAGGGGTGGTCGTTGGATCACCATACATCACACCAATGTTAGTCCTAATCTGATTTAAACAAATCATCAAGGTATTAGTTTGACCAATAACTCCCGTAATTTTCCTCATCCCCTTAGATATAGCTCGAGCTTGTAAACCTATTGAGTTTTGATCGTAGTCACCAACAAGTTCTGCCTTAGGCGAAGAAGCTGCCACTGAATCCCATATAATAGTAATAGGAACATCTTTATCCATCGCTTTGGCCTTTATAATAGTTGCTTCGGCAATAGACAAAACTTCTTCAGTACAATGAGTATCAACATAGACAAATCTCTTAGTTATGTCTACGCCAAGAAGGGCTAGATTTTCAACGCTTGTAGCATTTTCTGTATCAATATAGACAACAATACCACCCATCTGTTGAGTTGACCTAGCGATCTGAATTGCTATGTGAGACTTACCAATTGAGGGAGGACCAAAAATTTCTATGATCCTTCCCTCTGGAAGCCCACCTTCTCTCTTGTTAGAAATAATATAATCAAGCTGTTTAGAACCAGTGCTAATCCACCTCTTTACATGAGTTGGCGAAGAATCGGTGTGAAGGTTATAAGCAACCTTCGAGCCGTGCTCTTTGTTCAAAGACGAAATTAGATCACTTGTAAAATCATCAGTTTGATTTTTGGACTTTCTTTTTGCCATCTATAGTCTTCCTTAAAAATCGCCTTCTAAATCTGCAAATGCATCATCTAAACTACTGAATTTTTTCTGTGCAGTGTCAGTAGTAGTATCGTTATTCTCGGTAAGATTTGCGTTTCTCGTAGTTCCAGTGCTTTGGAATCCAGAATCAGAATCTTCTAGATCACCATTAAGCCAATCATTAATGATTTTCTCAAGTTCTTCGCTAGACTTAAGAGAGTACATATCATCCAAGTCAGGAATATTAGAAGTCCAGTTCTTAATCTGATCTGTACTTTCCGACAACCTGCTTTGCTTTCCTCGAGGACGAACTTCAGTTGTAGCCCACATTCTACCAGGAGCCTTTGTACAAATTACCTTGACGTCTCTTCCCTCGGCAACGTCTGTAATGTCACCGTAGTCTTCATCAAGCATAATATTAAGAAGAGACTGATAGACTGTCTTTCCAAAAGACCAAACTCTAACTCCCTTATCCTCTTCACCCCTAACTACAACCGGGGCGTAGTAACGAGGCTTTGGGTAAAGCTTCTTAGCTAGCTCGTAAGACTCCTTAGTTCCTTCATCGCGAAGCTTGTTGATCAAATCCTGAATCGGATCTGGCTTACTGAACTGGTACGGCGCTAAAAGTCCCGGATTGTTTCCAATGTTGTAGTAGAACCACCTCTCTGTAAAAGGGAGACCATCATCATTCTTAAATGATAAAATTCTAACTGTAACTTCCTCTCCTTCTTGAGGACGCCACATTACGTTTCTCTTATTACCTTGACCACTTAACTGGTTTAACTTGCGACGAATCGCTTCAAAATCAACTGCCATATTTCACCTCCGTTTTTTAAATTGGCAACTTATCAACTTGTAATTTGATTATAAGTTTAGGAGGATGAATTTTCAGTATGATTTAATTTTATTTTTTCTTTTTCTTTTTAGTTCGTTTGACAACTTTGGCAGGGTAAGTAGGGCCAGTTCCAAGTGGGGTAGAAACTCCTGGCATGCCGGCGGCAACTGAGGCTTCGTCGCGCTTTTTAGATTTTTTCTTTCTTTCTTTTTCTCTTGTTTCTTGGTTAGTTAAATCAGGTTCGCCTAAAACGTTATCCCTTCTCTCGAGAAAAAGCCTTATATATTGTCTTAATAATTTTCCGTTCATAAATCTAATTATTTAGAAAATCTGAATTTTGGATCAATTTCGAAAATTTGTGGCTCCACTCCTGGTAAATTTTCTAAAAGCCAGGCTTCTTCGACTTTCCCCTGTTCTCTATCTTTAATAGAAAGCCACCAAGATCCAACATCTGGATTCCAACGATACCTCCTGTCTTTCAAGAGCTGGTTCGAACCTCTCGGGGAATTAGCTGCGAATATCTGCAAATCTGGCTTGCCGGAATTTTCTAGCATCTCCTTAGACTTTGAGTTTAAACTTAAAACGTGCGAAAGAGCTTCTAGAGCAACCGCTGAGTCATTGAAGTCATAGAAAAAGCCAGTAAATACAGAAAGGGTTGGTAAGTTTCTCGCAGGGAAACCAGATAAGTTCCAGTCAACGTGCTCTACAGTGCAACCCCATATTGTTTTTAAATTTCCGGTATATTTTTCTATCCATGGTTTCACGAAAGAAGAATTATGAGAAACAACTAAATCGGCTCCGGAAAATAAACTGGTAATTAAATCCCAATCAATCTTAGAATTTTTCTTTTCCTTAATATCAAAATCTAGAAATTTTGACTCTTCTTCGTTTAGCTCTCTTTCAGGATCGTTAAAGAAAGAAACGGTTTTTCTAGACTTTGAAAAACCACCTTCGTTATCTAAATAGCAAAGCTTTAAATTTACCCTAAGTAAGTCTCCAGAAGATGGGTTCATGGAAGTAGTTACAATACTACAGAATATAACCTTAGTATCTTCTGATGAGGCCTTACTTAAAGGTATAGGTTCTATCTCTGAAATGTTTTTTATTTCAATCTTGTTTTTATTAGCATCAATTATCATATTACGAATCCCAGGTTCTCTTTTCACCTGAGTATATTATAATCGATCCTGAATTATTTTCAATTTGAATCAAAGAATCTAATTCTAGAATACCTGCATTTTCAGCACCCACTAGCGTGTGATAAAGATATTTTATACCATCTCTTGCTTTTATAGCTGAAATTTTAACTCTCAGCCCCCGCTTGTTACCCATGGTTACGATAGACAATCCCGTGTACACATTTTTCATAGCGTCTGCCCCGGTGAAAGCTTGGCGTAACATATTTTTTATTTTCTCAATGTCATCAGAACCCATAGCGCTGCTGATATTTAAGTTCTGCATCAACTGCTTAGGATTCTCGGAAGCTAAGGCGCCAGCTTCTTTGACGCCGGCCGAAAATCTACCCGACCCTGTAGAAGCTTCAACTCCAGCCTTAGAAGACTTTTCTGGTTTCTTTTTCTCTTTTTTCTCTTCATCTTCTAATAAAATATCAGAGACGACTTCCTTAATGTTAAACTTCATCAACTACACTCCAAATAAAAATGTCCTAAATCAGATATCTCTATCCCTTCTTTAACTATCTCTTTAACAGAAGCTAATTCATCTTTGTGTACATCTAAAACTAAAGCGTCATGAATAACAGCCAAAGATTTAACAGAATCAGGAAATTTTTTCATTAGGTTAGAAAAACCAACCAGGGAAACATCAACTCCAGAACTTTGAATAAAATTATTAATGGCTACATTAGATGTCTTTTTCTTTAGGTTTATCGGTCTGCCAAAGTGGTTGTATATCTTTCCAGATTTGAAATCTCCTGCAGATTCTAAAATAGACTTTAAATCAAAGTAGTCTTCTATAGATTTCTTGATCAAAAAAGCATCTTTCCCAACTATTTCTGTCAGTTTTGAAATACCCGCTCCAAAAAGAGTAGATAAAACTGCAGCTTTGATTGTTTTTCTATCGTGAGAAAGATCATATTCTTTAATGATATCGCTGTAAATATCGACTTTTGTAGTCTTCGAATTCAAGAGTTTGGCCAGTCTAGGTTCTAGGGAAACATAATCCACCCAAACAATAGAGCCATCTTTATACCTACTTTTAAATATATTTTTTGATTCCCTAGGAAGCAGCAAAACTTGTGGACCGGATTTAACTACTAACCTTCCAGTAACTGTTTTTAAACGATCATAAGTTAAGCGAGAAGTAAATCCGTCTTCCTTAGGAGAAAAAGAACTTAATATTTTTCTAACAGTTGGATTTTCTACTTTCGTTCCTAAAACAGATTCATCAACCTTAAAAGTACTTAAATTATGAAGTACTTCGTTTCCAGAAGAGAAAACTTTTGAATATCTTTTATTAGATAGAGACTTTGCTTCATCTAAGAAGATCTGCAGTTTATTCATTTTTTCAGAATAAACCCTGTAAGGAAGAACTTCTTTCCATGGAGGGTTAGAAGAACTAACTACCTGCATCATATCTAGATATTTTTTCTCCAGGAACTCCAGCCTGTCCAAACCATGAATTTCAAAATAATCGTTTAAACTATTTGATTTTCCGACATCTAGAAACAAATCCACAGATTCTTGTTTTTTACTACACCAAGAAAATTCTGAGTTTTGTATAACCAGGTATTTTTGATTATTGAAAAAACTTTTGTCAATCATAATTTTCATGATTAATTCTAAATGAATAAATCCGAATTTTCAAATTAATCTGATTCAATTTCCGCTATAGCTTGATTGACAGAGTTTCCGATATTGGTATATGTTCCATAAGCGTTCAGTGGTTGAAAAGTCCAGCTTGTCTCAAATTTTCCAGCTGATATCTCATGGGAAACTTTAGAACAACAATATATGTTATCCGCACTAGTACCAGTACCGAAATCAATAAAGAAAGTTTGTCCTATGGAAGCTATCGGGAATCCAAAAGAAGTCATAGACAGAGAAGTTGGAGCTATTTGAAGTGGCAAACCTGTATCTCTAAGCCCTAGAGCAGTCGTGCCAGTTCCCATTCCAGATCTTCTCATATTGATATTAGCCAGAGCGGGATTGTTCATAGACGCAAGGTTGGCGCTGGTTATATTGGTAGCGCTACTTCCATAAACCAAACTAGGCATCGTAGAAGATAAGAAAGATTTTATTTTTTGAAAATCCGTTTTTACCCTAAACCTAGTTCCTCCACCCTTGATATCAGCCATTGTTAAGTTAGTAGTGTTGGGTATGGCCTCTATTATACCGTCAGACATTGCAGATTTTAAGTGTGCCAACATCGCTTCTTTGTTGCCAGATTTATCTTTTCCTTTTTTCATAGCTGTTTTAGAGACATCCGCTAGAAAAGGAGCTAATGCTTCCTGTTGAGCTGACTGTAATATTTGTGACAATGTGGAGTAAGAAGTACAATTTTGATCAAAAATGTGTATCCTATATATAGATTTTCCATCCTCATCGGCAGTTAAACACTCGGCCTGCATTTGAATTCTAGGAACTTTGAAACCAAAATCTTTTTCTTTGTCTTCTATTCCGTAGGCATCCATCAATCTGATATCTTTCTGCTGCCTAAGGAGATCTTTTCCAAACTTTTGGTCTTCAAAAACTTTCTTCAATTTAAGCTTACCAGTTTCTTTATCATTTTCATACAATTCAGTCAACCCATAAGCTTCTGCTGTTTGGCTAGAAACGAAGTTTTTAGTTAAAAATTTTATGAATGCCCCTATAGGCATGTTAGTGCTAGTTTTGCAAGCTTCCTTAAATTTCTCAGTAAAATTCTGAAAGTTTATTGGAAAGCTAGAAATTGGAGCATTCTTCATATAAGAGGCTTTATCATTAAAAGAATAAAACACGAATTGCACTTCGTCAAATTGCCCGGTGCCGCATAGAGGAGCACCCGCAAACGCTAAAACTAGACTTCCAAAAGTTGTATAACCCGGATCGTCTTCCCTGATATTGACGAACTTTTTAGTCTTTCCAGAGAAACTTTGTGCAAATGGATCTTTTTGAGGGTGCTTATCTTTTTTAGCAGTAAACCGCCTCTTAACTTTGTGACCTTTTAGTTTAGCATCTACTATGCTAGCCATTTTTTTACGTGCAGCAGGAACGGTAGTTTTCATCTTTTGAAGCAGCGGGAGTATCTTTTTTAAATCCCCAGGAGAACCCGCTTTTCTAACATTCACGATGTATTCATTAATCTCTTTTTTCAAATCTCCATCAAAACCTAGAGCAGATCTAGTATCTGACATTGAAGAAAGAATCTTACTTCCTGTGATACTCTTAGATCCCTTTTTATTACCTTTCCCTTTTCTACGAATAGACTTTATAGCTTCAGTTAGATCGTTAATGTCTTTTAAAGCATCGGCTACTGCAGTTCCCTCTGTTATTCTCGAAAGTTCTACTTGGGCTGAACCTTTTAGAGATAGTTTTAGATTAATAGACACTTGGCCAACCTGATCAAATGAAAAGCTAGAGTTTATAATTCCGTACTTCTCTGTACATTTGAGGCTATCTAGAAATCTACCATATACATTCCCAGGCAAGTTTCCGTCGGGATGAGACCATCCGTACGTAATAAGCATTTGAGTTTTTCCATATAGGTCAGGCTTCACGAATTCGGCAACCTCTGACAATCTTGATCGATCATGAAGAATCAAAGACATCGTAGCTGTTTTGAAAGTTAAGAGTCCTGCAGAAGGTGCTAAGTCAACTTTAAAATTTTGCAAACTCATTAGGGGTCTAAATTTGTCTATTATAGCTGATCCCCTAGTTGCGGAAATGCTTCCATCTCCGTAAGAGTCGTCTCCGTCTACTAGGGTTTGCGGAGAGGTAAATATTTCCATACCAGCAGAAGTTGTTGAAGGATCGTTTCTTTTCTTGCTTTCATCGAAAACTTTAGGCGGAGGAGTGTTCAAGATGTTCTTTCTGACTCTTAGATCTACTCCTTTCGCAATCGACTCATCAGCAGATCCAGGGGCAGGTTCAAAATTTCCTCTTAAAAATTGCAGCATCGAAATAGTTTGTACTCTACCATTATCAGAAAGAGCTGGAGAAGATGGAACCAAAGTTACATCTAGGAAAGGAACGCACCTCGACATTTCAATAGTGGGAATCGCGTTAAGAAATATCTCAGCAGAGGGAGTTGCTCTCTTAGACGGGTTCAAAGAATTAGGACCTACGACAAAAGCAGACAAGGCAGGTTTTGACTTACTAGGATTCTGCGGATCCATATTCACCGAAAGTAAGGGCTTATCTTGAGGACCGGCCTTGAAAGGTTCAGTGAGATCTTTTAAGCTAGTTTTGCAACCGATCTTGTCCCCGCCCGAAGTAATCGCAGACTCTGAATCCTCATACACAACAAACAAGGTTTTCTCTAGCTCTTTAGCAGCATCCGAAGATTTTGTAGAGAACTCGTTTATTTTCGCTATTATTTCATGAGCAAAATAAGCAGTATCTTGAGATTGCAGTAAAGATATAATACTAGCAATTCCAGATTCTGGAAGCGGTTTTCCTTCTATGATATCAAAATACAGCTTTTTGACATCTTTAGCTGAAGATGCACCCATCAAAATACTAAACATATCGTCTTGTGATAGAACACCGAAATAAGATTTTAAATCTTCAACGGACTGCTGTAGACGTGTTTTTGATCCCCTAGGCATAAAAATTCCTTAAACCAAAGCCGCTACCTGAACTAAATCGGTTGGAACTAGTAAGTAAGTTCCTGGAGGGACCTGAAGATTCCAGCCTATACCACTAGCCCCAGCTATGACCCACCAAAGTCGAGAGTCTCCGTATTCTGCTCCTGCTATAACGTCTAACCTCTCACCTTCACGCAGATAATCCTTCCTGACGGAAATTAAACCACGGGTGGCCGCATCTCTTAAGATTTTACTCGGAACGTAGGTTCCATAAAAAGTCCCCCCTCCGAGTACTGGTGATGGTAAATATCTCCTCAAAGTTTCCTCACTTAATCATCTTGTTTTCTTCCAAGGGAAGATTGGTTTTTAACAAAATTAACCTGTGCCTCGGATTCGTTAGTGCCGTAATCATAAACATTGGCTAATTCATCTCCCGCAAGGTGAGAAGATATATCACCAACAGGATAGAGGGGAGCTCTAATTCCGCCCTGACTGTCCATCCCAGGAGCGATGTCGTGGATAGGAGCAAACGATATACTAACTTTTACCATCTTAGGAGCTCTTTTTGTCAGTTTACCTGTTTCGTAAGTAGCTTCATTATAATCAAAATCTAGACTGGTTATAAAACCAGCTAAACCACGACCCCTAGTTGATTCGTAAGCTTTCATAATAGAATTCTTCTCGGGATCAAAAAATGTTGAAGCGTCTCCCTCTAACTCTCCTAAAGTATTCTCAACCGGTTCTGCCTCAGTGGTTATCAACTTCAAGTCAGAAGCCAACACTATCATTTCAGCTTTTAGATTAGTATAAGGATTAGCTGGGTCCTTAGGGTTTCTAAATTCTACCCGGTATTGATACGGCTTCTTGATAACAAACTCTTCTCCTAAGCTGTCATCAACTTTTGGTCCACCTGGTCGATTTTCAGATTTTATTATCTTTACTACAGCATCAGATCTAGTCCAGGTATGAACCGGCGTTTTTGGTGGACCGAGAAACCCTCCACCAGAACCCTTCTCCAAAGTAATATAAGGGTGTGAAGTTGATCTCTTCAAAATTGCAAATCCGCCTGCGGTAAAAACTTCGGTTGCGCTAGCTTCATCTCCAGCGTTAGTAAATTGTCCCCGGTGTTCTTCTACCTTTTTGTTTGCATTCTCAGCAGTAATACCCGGGTGAGTTCCGAAAGTAAACTTAGGTTCTTCTCCAGCGCCTTCTTGAAGTCCAAAAAGTTTCATTAAATTAAACTTGGAGCCATTTGATCTGACGTAATCTCCAACTCTTAACCTAATCATAGGACTAGCAGTCGGAATCTGAGAAAATGGCATAATAAAACTTTTTCCGCTAGAAGCTAATTGACGACCAGCTGACCATTGAGGGTATACCATATTAGTTAGTTTATTTATGCTCAACCACATAGAATCAAAGTCATCTTCTGATGTAGAAATCAACCAGAAACCTAAGCTGATACTTCTTGCTGTCTTTTGGTAAATTTTAACAGCATCAACTCGACCGTAAGCATCGGTATCAGCATAAGAGACAGAAAAAGAGTCTTTCATATCGGTTATAAAAGCGTGAAAGCTTATTATTTCGTTTGTCCTAAGATCATGAAAATAGAAGGGCATATATTCTGATTCTAGCTCGTCTTCAAATTTTTGAACTTCAGCGCTATCTATTCTTCCGTTAGAAACAAAGTCTATTCTCCGGCGATTGTTTTCAGTTCCTTCAAAGTCCCCAACCTTAGCAGCTACTGCTTGCATTATGTCTGGAGCGTTATTAACCATTCCTTTCGCATTGAGAAGTTCAACGGGAAGAATCATCTTAGCCGGTGCTGAGCGGTGTCTCCAAACTAAAGCATTTGTTACTTTATTAGTTCTGCTCTTGGTAACCCTTGTAACGCCATTATCGTCCAACCTGTCTATAAGTTGGCCACTTAAACCAGAAAAGTCAAGAATCTCTCCCATCTTGCACCTCTCTCCGACTACAGCACAAGCCATGAAAAACTTGAAAGATGCAAGGCCACTAAACAAGGAAAGAAGTTTGACTAAAACAGCTTTTACAGAACCTCCTAGAAGTGCAGCTTCACCTACGGCACCAAGTACCATAAGGGGATCGGAGAAAATATCGATAATTGTATCGTTATCCCTCATGATGTTTCTGATTATGTTTACGTAAAACCCTTTAGACTCGTTAATTCTATCGATAAAGTCTAAAATATTGATAGCCTCTCCAGCAAACCAGATCCCTAAGGAAACAAAATTACCAAGATCGTCTGGTCTAGCTTTTGGCCACTTCATCCTAAAGAAAGCCGCTAATCCATAAGCTATGCATGTGAAAACTGGAAATCTAAGATGAGGAACCCCTATGTTCACCAGCTCAGCAGCGGGAGCGTCGGTCGATTGGCCCATAGGTAAAGAACCTGGATCTTTCCCTTGCGCTCTTTCATCAGTAAATTCCTTGAAAAGAAACTCTAAAAAAATACCAATGACAAAACTTAGACCAAAAAGAGTTACTAAACCCTGTAGAATGAAAGTTGTGGCTGCTAATGGGTTACCAGTAAAAGTTTCTAGATAGGAGTTTGTGGCACCATACGATTTCCCATCGTTGATTGACACGAATTCTCCCGATCCGTCAAAAGGGTTTTGTCCATCTGCCCAGCTTTCCTCGGCATCGTCAGCAACTCCAATATCAACCTTAGGGCGATTTCTTCTATTGGAACCTTTGTGGGCATTAGCTGCGTATGTATCGCCTATAGAAACTCGGGTGTCTATAAAAGAGCCTGGAACGACAGTAAAAAAATTCTCGTCGTCTGGATCGCTATTACCGCCGGCGTGGCCAGTCTGTTTTAGCATTAGAGAAGTAGCAATCTTTCTTAAATCTTTGATAGCTAAATCTCCCAGGGGAGAATTTTTTGTATAAACACCAAGCTCTGGCTGAATTGATCCGTAAGCAGAATCAGGATTGGTGAAAGCTGAGTCTCTAATATACGGAGATTCCGCGGAGGGAGAAAATCTGTTAGTAGTCAATATAGACGAAATCCTCTTTTGAACGACCGGCGCGTCTTCAGGGACTTCATAAAGCTCTTTTTTATCTCGACCAGTCGTGTCAACCCGGGTAGATTTTATATCTCTTAAAAGGTTGTGTCCTTGCCCTCTAGCATTTTTGTCAAAAAAAGTCTTAAGAGTTGCAGTTTTGTCTTCTAGATCGGTAAACTTTCCAGAGTCTGAATTAGACCTTAAGCCACGCGCTGATTCTGAATCCCCTGCCAAGGATACAAATTGGCTGTCATTAGTGTCTGTTCTTATCTCTGCGATTCTTTCTTCGGAATTAGCGTGGATTCCTATTTCTTCATCTAAACTCGTCTTCTCTTTGGTTCTAGGGTCCTCTATTGAAGTATGAGATATCGGGAAAGCATTCTTTTTTTCGTGGGTCAATCGGCTTAAGTAATCCTTAAGCGTTGCTTTAGTATGTTCCTTGATATCATCCTTATCGATCTCTACCTTTCCAGGTCTTCCGTTATCCGGAGCGCCAAAATCGCCAGAACCTTCAGGATATATCTTTTTTTCATCAGACATTGTTTTTATCGACTAACTCTTCTTTAACGTATTTTAGCAACCCCTTCCTAGCAGATGGGTGATCAAATAGCTTTCTTATATTATCTATGATATCATCATACTTATCGAAAGGAAAATTTTCCAAAATTGATTCATAAGATTTTTTTATTTTCTCTCTCTCTTCTTCAGTCATTTCTCCATCCTAAAATCAAGATCCAGCTGCTAACTGAACAGTTCTCTTACCCATCGTCTTCTTGTCAGACAGCTGGTCAACCATCTTTTCAGCGTCTAGGTCAACCTTTATATTGACCGTGAAGTTTAGTTGCTCATTCTTTATCTTGAAAGTTTCCCTGCTCACGCCCATAGCGTCGGCAAAGTCTGCCATTCTCATTTTTAGATCTATTGGTTCGGCTGTTAAATTATGTAGAGCTTCGTAGGTTGTATTATAAGACTCAATTATCCCAGTCGTTGCTTTAACGATAATTCCCTCTGGGCCGAAATAACTAGCGTTATAATTTTTAAAAGTATTAGATATTCTATTGAGAACTCTAGCTAAGGCTTTCAAAGGTTTGAAATCAACTTTTATGTTAGGTAAGTTGCTGACTAGGCTTACTGATCCTAAAACCTGCCTAATCGATTCAACCATGGCCACGACTCCAGCCTTTAGCGAATCCCAACTAACCGCGTTTGTGGCTTTCATAGCCTCATTAGCAAATGTATGTACTTTACGCATGACTCCAACAACCATATCTAACTTAGCTAGTTGAGCTTCATCTGGCTTAAAATACTTAAGATAGTAGAAAATATCAGATATGTCGTAATACCCTTCTGTAGGCCCTATTGACTCGATCACATCCTTAGCTATAGCTGAAATCCAAAAATGCATCGATTTATTACCTTTACGTGCATATGGCTTGAGCCTGCTCATAAACTGGCTGAATTTAACTATTGCATCCATAGCGCTGTTAATGACATCGATTTTTTTAGAAACGAACTCTGGAGAACCGCCTATAGGCATTGATGTTATTGAAGAAATTAGAGGTGCTAAGTGATCTTTAATTTGGCTTACGATTGATTTCGTCGCAACCATCATCCTTGCCGTTCGAGTCTTCATAGAGTCTGAAAATATTTTACCTGTATCTGGTGGAATATTCTCCATTGCTGCTCCCAGACCTTCAGAAAAGGTACCGATCGAGCCAATCGCCTTTGCAACAACTTCCATTTTAGGACCTTGAGTTTTAGGATCTCCAACCTTTTTAGAGAGATCGAGAACTTCTGTAACGAGAGGTGGGAGGTTATCTTTGATCGCAAGAATTATCTCTTTAACGCCATCCACGACTTCTTTCATTGTTTCTTTTACACTTGGGCCAAAAATGGATCCGCCGAGTTTTTCAACTGTCTGTAAAGGTCTCATCATTCCGGACGCTAATTGAGCTACAGCCCCTATTATTTGAGCAACTATCTTTGCTTTTTCGTTATTTTGCTTTCCACCTGGAAGAGAACTAGCTAACTTAGTTATTTCTCTAATGACTATACCTAAGGAGACACCAATCGAAAGAATAAATTTACTCATAGTATTTACTATTTTAGTCATCGAACCGCCACCTAACAGTTTAGAGACCAGGGCTAACTTTGTAGCTTTGATACCCATATTAGCAAACTGTTGCATAGCGGAAACTGCTGCAGCGACTATTTCTATCTGGAGCTTAACAGATTTTTTATTCCGGACTTTGATTTTCGATATAGCCTTGATCATTTTAATAAGGGTTGGGGTAGTCTTAACGAAGAAATCACCTGCAGATTTGATTCCTTTTCGAAAACGTCCTCCAAATATAGCGCTCATAATGCCAAAACTCTTGGCTACTTTTTTCAACTTAGTAATAGAAACAAGTATCTTATCTAAAGCTTCTAAACCGAAAGAAACAGCTTTCTTATTCTTATACATTATATTGAAAGCTGGAACTGAATCTTTAATAGCATTTGCGAATATCGTTATCGCCCCTTCGAAAAAGATAGCCCCGGCTTTTAACCCAACCGCAGCAACGACGAAACCTAAACTACCTAATGCCATTATTGCACCTGCCGCAAATAGACCGGCGGTAGCAGCGACTGCTACTGCGACCCCTCCGAGAGTAGACGCGAATTTCTTCCACTTGATATCACCGGCTTTTTCTTGAACAGTTTGTATACCCTTAGAATAAGCTAAAACACCCACTGTAAAGAAAGTTGCTGCGGCTACCAAGCCAGCCGCGGCGACTACGAAACCAAAACCGGCAAAGGCCGCTATTGCCCCAGCTACGAACAAGGCGGCTGTAGCGCCTATTGCAATTCCTACTCCAGCAAGTTGTTCAGCAAACTTAACCCAATCAATTTTATTCGTATATTTAGTAACAATATCAATAGCTTTACTATAAGCCAGAACTCCTACCGCGAAAAAGACTGCTGCTCCTACTAATCCTAAACCGGCACCGACCATAAACGGAAGCAACTTAGCTAAACCTATACCGATGCCAATAAGTTTCGTCGTTGCCATTATCGCTACGCCAACCACCACGAAAGTTTTGACTATAGCGCCCCAAGAAACTTTTTCAAGCATCCTGGCCGACAAAGCAACCGCTCCCGAGAAAGCAATTACAGCCACCGCAAAAAGGCCGGTTAAAGCGAGTAGAACAACAACAGCTTTTCCAATAACTGGCCACGGTATAGCAGCAAATGCGCTCACGAAAGCGCCGAAACCTCCTGCAGCCGGAGCGGCTGCTCCGGCCGCGGCACCAGCCGCGGCGGTAGACTTGGCCGCTAAGACTATCCCAAGCATCTTGGCTGCTAATATCTTAACCAAGGCTCCACCAGCGGCAAAAGCAATACCTTTTATCATCGCCAAAACAAACATTGGAGCAATAACATATTTCGCAATAAACATTGCAATTGGCTTCCAGTTTTGTGAAAGATAATCAGCAACAAAATTAAATGCAGTCATCAAGTAAGGTTTAGCTTTTTTCCATATAAATTGACCGACAACTTTAAGGGTAACTAAGAGAAACTCTCCTAACCTGAGGAATGCGTTACCGATTTGACCCATCGCCTTACCCTTGCCGCCTATAAAGCCTGATATTTTATCGACGAATTCTTGTAGTATATCTTCAGGGTTTCCCTTTCCGGTAATTAAGAAATCAGCAAATTTTTCTACCGTTTTGATTATATCTTTGAAGAAAATTCTGAATTTAGCCGGATCGAATAGATCCATCAATCCCTTAAACATTCCGGTAGATTTCATGATCTTCATGAAAACTTCGCCTATCCCTTTACCGAAATTAAAAACTTCTCTCAAGAATTTCCTGATGGTACGCATTAACGCTCTCATGTCTTTATCTTTTGACATGGCCCGCATGAAACCTTTTCCAAAAGCGTCTCCAATACCGGAAAAGCTTTGGCCTGCTTCGGCAATCTTCTCGATAGCTTTGGCCAGTTTAAGCATCACTTCTTCTTGAGAAAGTTGATTCTCCTCGGCGTCTCCTGCGGCATCAGCAAAATCTTCATAAGCAATACCCTGATTCTCGGCAGCAAACGCGTTCTTTAACGCCGACTCTGAAAGTCCTGTTTGAGCCATCAAGAGTTTCTTCTCTTGACGCGTCATGTTTTCGATTGATTTACCTGCTGCGTGGAAAGCATTGCGCATCATGTCAATTCTCTCAGCAGGATTTTCGGCGTTCATCATCTTCATGGTATCGAGCTGAATACCGAAAGCTTGATTCAATTGAGAAACGCTGTCAGCTGCGCCTTCGAAGTCGTCAAACTTATCAACAACCCCTTTAAGATCTTTCATGTCCATGCCGAGTTTTCTAGCGTAAGCTGAAGCAGCACCCATTTGAGCAGTACTCATATTGCCGAAGCTGACAAAGTCGCCTTTCATGTCAGCAATATCTTTACCGATATCTTTAGAACTTAATCCAAACTTTTTAGCCATCTGGAGAGACATGCTTCCGACTTCGGTCATCATATCTGATTGAGATTGACCTGAAAGCTTGGCGTCTTTCATCAGTTTACCCATCTGTTCGCCGGATAAACCTAAACCCTTAGAGAACATAACCGCTTTTTCTGCGTTCTTTCCAAACTCATCTCCTAATAAGTTTAGAGCAGGGCCTAGGCCTTTAGCGATGTCGGCAACGGCGCCCATCATCTTGGCCATTCCGTCTGGTCCGTAGCCGAAAACTCTAGAAACTGATAGCCCTGTGCCGCCTAAATCGCCGGCTGAGCTACGCATGTCCTTAAAGCCAGCAATCACATTTTTGCCAGGCCCTTCAGCAAAAGAACCAAACTCTTTACGCACATCTTCGAAAGCTTGTCTTAACGCAGTACCCGCACCGGCAGCGCTGTTCGCCATTCCAATAAGGCCGGTAAACATTTTAAACGGAATTGCAATGATCGCAGCACCAACACTGAAAATACTCTTAGTAAAACTCTTAAGTAAGTTTCCTGCACCGCTGAGCGATATTCCCATATCTTTGAAGCCAGAAACAAGTCCCATGATGCCACCAACACCCGCTGCAGTTCCTGTAGACATACTGCTAAAGAAACCATCAGCTGATTTAGATTGTTTATCTTGAGATTTTCTGGCTTTATCTTGGGCTTGAGCTAATTTTTCAGTTTCAGCGACGTTTTTTTGCTGCGCTGCTCCGGCGTCTTCAGCGGCTTTTTTCATTCCCTCGCCTTGTGAGCATTGTTTACCGCATGCGTCATTTAGCTGGTTTTGAAGTTTGATTCTATCTTGGAGTAGTTTGTTAAGTTGACTTTGGAGTTCAACTTGTTTTCCTAAATCTTCAGACACGCTGCCTCCAAAAAAAATTAACTTCTAGAATTAATTATTATGTACTGGAAAATGCTGTGAAATAGATTAAAAAGGCCAAACTAAACCAGTTGCATTGAAGAATTTTTTAGAAGCTAATTTCTTTTCCATCAGTATAGACTTAATCTCTTCCAAGGAAGAGTTTTCGGAGCTTAGAGCTTCGTATAATTTCTTAGAAGAGGATAAAGCATTAGCCGTAACTAAAGCTAATTGCTTATTTCCGTTAATTTTAAAGTCTAGATTCTCTCCCATGACATACTGCGCGCAGTCAGAGAAAAAATAATTCCATTGTATTTCTTTCAGCATATTATTAACTATGTAAATCTTCTCAATTTTGCTGGTACTTGTGCACGATGCCTACCTAATAATGCTCGTGTTTGAGGATCATTTTGATGAGCAGCTCTCGTTTGGGCACCTTCGCCACCATTTCTCTTGTTTGTCTCAGTAATTTCTCTGTTTATTCTGTCTAAAAACCAAGTTCTTTGCCAAACAGGAAGTAAATAGGATTCCCAGTAAGAGAATCCCATATAGTACATCAATAAAAATATTTGATTTAAAAAAACTTCCTTGTAATCAGGCGTCAGGCCAAAAAAACGAGGCTCCCAGAGGGAGCTTTACCTCCGAAGTTTCTGTGCAATGAATACACTCTAACCAACCGGTCAAATCAATACCAGGTTCGTTTTTATCTAAGTAACGCCTTAACGCAAGGGAGTCTCTAGCCGGCATGTTTTTGACAAACATACTAATTTTAGTCTTGTCAGTAATTCCATTTACAGAGATAATAGAATACTCTAATCGCTGAGTTACCATATTGTCTCCGGAGATTCCTTTTTTCTTACGACGCTCAGCGATGGTCATAATTTCTCTTTCGTCTTCCCCAGTTAGAAACTTAAATTTTACCGGAAGTCCAGTAGAAGGTAGCTTAAATTCAAAAGCGTTAGCACCCAACGAAATAGGTTGAACTTCTAAATTGTTGATAGGCATATCAGTAAGATCAAAAGCTTGCTTATTTCTCTCTCCGCAAGCTGGACAATCTACTTCTACAGTATATTCAGGTCCATAACCTGTAACTCTTAATGCTGTCATAATAGCATTTCTGTCTCCGGATAAAAGATGATCAGGATCGATTGACTTATCCATTAAGCATGATCTCAAGAGAGAAGTAATAACGGTACCCTTCTTGATTAATGCGCGAGAAGTCAAGATGTCTTCA